ATTCACTTTGGACATTTGGTCCTGTGTATTGGATCCTCCGTGATTCCGGTAAGAAAAAAGATAGTATCCTTAGCATTGGATTTATGCGTCAAACAAGTTCCCCATGGCGAACTGGAAAAGGTTTACAAGTTAGATGTAATAAATACATATTCCAACTAGGTCTTTGTAAGAAGGCAAACCAAACTGTTTCTGATGATGATCACAGCGGATTGCTGTACGCCCTAAAGGGTCATCAGTTGACAACACCTGTTAAAGAAATTAGGGAGTGGAAATGAAGTTATTCATGCGTTCAAAAGAAGACCGTGCTACTAACAAACCCCACAACATTGATCGTATCCACCGAATGGATACTCCGTCCTTAATCAATTGGATGGACACCACAATAATGACAATGGGTAACGCATTTGATAGGTGGCGTTACCAAGGTGGTGAATCCACGGAAGTAACACAACATGTAGATGCTCTCTCTGCTCTTTGGGATGAGATACAAAGTCGCAAGAGTTGACCATGGAAGAACTCGTAGAAGAAAACCTTCTTGAGGAAGACCTTGTAGAAGAACTAGATGAGACTTCCTCAGAATTCATTGAGCAACTCGTACTAAAACTGATTGTTTTCCTTGAGGAATTCTGTGACGTTGAGTTGTTCCCATATCAGGTACCTATCGCACACCGCCTTATACAATCCATAGTTCTTGGAGACGGTGAAGAACTGACTGTTGTTGCAACTCGTCAGTCTGGTAAATCGGAAGTGTTGTCAAACGTAATTGCTTCCCTAATGGTTATTCTTCCAAAACTGTCAAAGGTTTACCCAACTTGGCTTGGAAAGTTTGAAAAGGGATTCTGGGTTGGCGTGTTTGCCCCCACAGAGGATCAGGCAGACACGGTGTTTAGTCGTGTTGTTTCTAAACTTACTAGTGACCACGCCATGGATTTCCTCCTTGACCCCGAGATTGACGACAAGGCGGCTTCTGGTGGTTCCCGTGGTAAGGGCAAGATCATTGCTTTGAAAAACTCAGGATCACTTTGTCGTATGCAGACATGTAACCCAAAGGCAAAGATTGAATCAAAGACATACCACTTTGTAATGATTGACGAGGCTCAGGAAGCCGATGAGTTCATGATTTCAAAGTCCATCAAGCCAATGTTGGCGTTCAACAACGGAAGTATTGCTCTAACCGGAACTGCCACCCGCAATAAGTCGTATTTCTACAAGATGATCCAATTCAATAAACGACGTGACGTAAACGGTCGTCGTGGTCATAGACAAGCACACTTTGAGTACGACTGGCGTATAGCGGCTAAATACAATGATAACTACGCCAAGTTCATCGCCAAAGAAAAGGTACGAATTGGTGAAGACTCAGATGAGTTCCAGATGTCTTACTGTAATAAGTGGATTCTGGAAAAGGGAATGTTCGTGACAGACGACCGTCTGTCCTCTTTGTATGACCCCAGTATGGGACTCATTAAACAATGGTGGAGAACTCCAGTTGTTGCTGGTATTGACGTGGCTCGTTCTAACGACTCAACAGTGGTGACCATCGTGTGGGTGGATTGGGATCACCCAGACCCATTTGGCTTCTACGAACATCGTGTACTTAATTGGCTAGAAATCAACAATGAGGAATGGGAATCCCAGTACTTTGAGATCATTGACTTTTTACGCAATTACGATATATATCGTATTGGTGTGGATGCTCAAGGTGTTGGTGGAGCCGTAGCGGAACGTCTACAGGTGCTTTTGCCTCATATAGAAGTTATGCCCGTTACCTCAGATGCCAAGAACCAGAACGACCGCTGGGTGCATTTAACAGAGTTAATGCAAAGAGGACAATTGGTTATTCCGGGGCATTCCAAAGCCCGTAGAACTCGTTCTTGGAAGCGGTTTAATCAACAAATGTTGGACTTGGAAAAGGTCTACCGTGGACCCTACCTACTAGCCGAAGCCCCCGACGAAAAGGGGGCATTTGATGACTACCCAGACTCCCTCGCCATCGCATGCGCTCTGTCGGTTGCTGATACAATGCCAATGGTAACCGTATCTGATAACCCATTCTTCAGATAAGTTCCTAAAAACATGGTACTCTTTATATAGGTACCCCAACTCTCCATCAGGAGGAAATACACATGAATGTTGCTCCAGCCCCTATGTTCCCAGAAAAGGGAATGCCTATGTTTGAGCGCACTTACGCCCCTAGCATCCCAATGAACCGTGGGCCTCTTCGTTTTGAGGAGGGCATTGCAACTGACTCTGACGTTCCCATGGACTTTGGTGTTGGTGCTTACGAGGACACCGCCCCATCCCCCATGCGGATGAACCACAACAACCCTGAGATGTTCTACAAGTACCCCGAGGAGACCATGCGTGAACGTGCTCACGTTGGCTCCTCCACTTGGATTGAAGCACCAGCAATGTTGGGTGACTTCGTCAAGGGTGCTATGGCTGGTGACATGATGCCGACATTTGAGTATGTCTACAACACCGGCACCCACATGAATCGTCCAAACCCTACGGTGGTATCGGACTGATTTAAGTGGCTGAACCGCTTGAGAACATTCTTGCGACGGTACAACCTTCCGATCTTGATTTAAGTCGGAAGGGTATTGCCGACTCCCGCAGACGATTTCGTGAGTTTTCTACTTCTTTTGAAGGTGCTCACCCCAAAACCGGCGAGACAATAGTTGGTGGTAAATCCCCCTATTTGATGACCACTGATAGTGCCAAACTGCGTCACAATGCTGGGGCAGAGGAAACTGCTGGTCACGGTCAAATAGTTCAGTATTCAGCACCAGCAAATGAGGCTAATGCCGCTATCAGAATGAACAACATGGTTCGTTCTTTGCGAGGAGAGCCACACATCCCGCTGGTAAACTCCTGTGTTTGTTCTTCAGCAGGATGTCGTGCCGCCTGTCTAAGTGGATCTGGTCAATTAGGATTCCCAGCACAACAACATGCCCTCCGTGTTCGGACGGCCTTTGCTTCCGCTCACCCAGAGCACTTCTTGACAATGCTCCACGCAAACCTAGAGAAGTTCCAAAATAAAGCGGCTGGAGCAGGTGTACGACCTGTTGTTCGCTTTAATGGAACAACTGATATCCGTTATGACATGTTGCCAACAGCGGATATCTTCTTTAAAGACTATGGTCGTGACAAAGTACAGTTCAACGAGTACACAAAGCATAATACTCGTGGAGCACTGTCTTCAGAAGAACTCGGTCAAGAAGACGCACGTTTGAAGGCAACTCCTAACCTGTATTATATCCACAGCCTTCATGAAGGAACCACCCCAGAGCGTGTGCGCCAACTGGCAAGCCGTAATCAAAACTTTGCTGTTCCTGTTGATATCTCTGAAAAGCATCCATTCTTTGGTGGTCACCAAACCGCAATGATCCCCGGTGGAAGATTCCATTTTGGTGGAGACGAGTACCAAACTATTAGTGGCTACCGACATGACATGCGATTCCTTGATCCGCAGGGTGGTCATGCCGTTGTACTTCCAGTACGTCGTCTCACCACGGGTGAAGAGCAGGTTGGATCTGGTGCTAATAGTTTCGTGCGCCCCCGTGGGTTCCTTAGCCACAACGGCGAATTCATCAAAGACTGATCGCTAAAGTACAACCAAAATAACCGCACTCTGCTATCCTCTTCATCTACCGTGATTAAGGAGTGGCAGTGGGTAAAGTTAGTGCTGACCGTATTTTGTACTATTTAGAGCGAGTAACACCTCGTGGAAAAGATGAAGAACGAGATCTAATACATCTGATACAGTCTCTACGAGCGTTAGTACCACAAAAGGAAAAGAAAACGGCGTAAGTCGTCAAACACAAGGAGCACAAGTTGTCAAAAAGCAATCTGGTGCAGGATCTATTAAGTAGAACCACTAACAGCACAAAGCAGAAGTGTGGTTACACACGAATTAAAGAATCAATGACTGATGAAGAGCAACAAGCCTTATCTAACATTGAAGAAGCAATACAAAAAGAAACAGGAAACGGTCGCTCACGAACATTCTCAGGAACTTGGTTATCTGAAGTTCTAAAAAAGAATGGTCACCAGATCAGTGCCAGTACGGTCCTCCGTCACTTCAATGGGCGGTGTGGCTGTGAGTGATCTCATTAAAGATCTAAAGGTGGCAGACCAAAAATCAAAACTTGGTCGCCTTGCAGACTTGTTGGATAAAAACAACATCAATGTTGACGATATTGGAGATATCAAACGGGTATCCATCTATCAGTCACTCACTAAGAATGATGAGGGTGAGGCAGAAATTCATGACCTCACCGCTATCCAATTCAGTCCTAAGTGGGCTAGTGGTCCAGAATGGCCTGTCATTACACAAGGTCCGTCATACAAAGTTCCACCAATCAATGCTGGTACTAAACCAAACGGCAGTGATTACCAAACCGCAGTTATTCTCCCAGACATCCAGATTGGATATTACCGGTCACAGGACGATTCACTAGCAACAACACATGACGAAACTGCCCTGTCTGTTGCTTTAGCAATCACAAAGTCGGTTAAGCCAGACAAAATCATTCTGCTGGGAGACAACCTAGACTTTCCTGAGTTTGGTAAATACCGACTTAGCCCCGCTTACCAGCGAACAACGCAGGCAACAATTGATAGGGCAACCACACTATGTGCTGAGTTGCGTAACGCCGCTCCTAACGCAGAGATCATTTGGCTCGCTGGTAACCACGAAGAACGTCTCCCACGAATGCTGATTGACAACGCAGTTTCTGCGTTTGGCCTACGCAAAGGAAATACACCTGAGTCGTGGCCCGTTATGTCAGTGCCATACCTATGTCGTATGGATGAGTATGGGGTCACATTCAAACCGGGGTACCCCGCATCCCATTACTGGGTAAACGAGCGATTGAAGATCATTCATGGTGACCGTGTGAAGTCAAACGGTTCCACTAGCCATATGTACCTGAACTCCGAGAAGGTGTCGGTCATCTATGGGCATGTTCACCGTCGTGAGTGGAATGAAAAAACACGAGAAGATTGGGATGGTCCAAAAACCATTATGGCGGCATCCCCCGGATGTCTAGCCAAGACAACTGGGGATGTCCCATCCACTAAAGGTGGTTTGGATCTAGATGGTCGCCCATTGACCGTCGTAGAAAACTGGCAACAGGGTCTTGCTGTGGTTACATACCAGCCACAAGGTGAAGCCCGTTTCCACTATGAGCAAGTGCCCATTCACGACGGCGAAGCCTTCTACCGAGGAAAGATCTTCTATGGCAAAGAAAAAGAATCCTGAAAAGGGTATACCCCGACTTGCCATAGTTGAGTGGCTTGATGCCTTTGATGGCCCTACGGGGTGGATATCAAAGGATAGGTACAAAGTTCATCCTATACGCCCATTTAGCGTTGGATGGATTATTGAAGAGATGTTAGATGACCACGTCAACCTAGTAGGGACATTCTTGGTAGATAGGAATGACGAATCATCTGATTTTATTTCCTACAGCAATCCCGCTCACATACCTGCGGGAATGGTACAATCAATAACGTACATTGATTTGCCTGCTAGTATTGTGCAATTGATGTTAAACGAACTACATACCCGAGGGTCTAATGCCGATTGATTTCTGGTCACCAAGTTATAGGGCTTCCTCAAGTGACCTTACGGTATCCGTATCCCCTTTGGGCTTGGTTGAACTAGCCGACGAAGAGTTTGAGGTACACGGTCCAAGACTTAACCGGTATTCCTCTTGTTGGGCTTGGTACCTTGGTCACCACTGGTCGTACCGTAGGGAAATGGGTGAACAAAACATCACCATGAACTACGTCCGAACCATGTCGGATTACATTACAAACTTCTGCTTTGGTAAGGGTATTCAGTTTAAGTGCCCAGAGCAGAATGCCGCCATTATCCCCTACCTGCTACATAAGGTATGGGAAGTACATAACTCAAAGCATTATGTACTCTGGGAAATGGGGCAGTTGGCTGGAGTTACCGGTGACTGCTTCGTAAAGGTTGCCTACGAGGAGCCTTATGTAGACAGTATCGGAATTCCTCATGAGGGAAGAATCCGAATCATCCCATTGAACCCGTCTCACTGTTTCCCTGAGTACCACCCTCACGACCGTGACCGTCTTCTAAGGTTCAAGTTGAAGTACCGCTTCTGGGGAACCAGCCCTGAAGGAACTCGTCAAGTTTATACATTTACCGAGATCCTTACTGACGACCTCATTGAGCAGTACATCAATGACGAACTAATTGATCAGTACCCCAACCCAATTGGGCATATCCCAGTGGTCCATATGCCTAATACGACCGTATCGTCGTCCCCTTGGGGCCAATCCGACATCTGGGACATCATCCCGCTTAACCGTGAGTTAAACGAAAAGATGACCGAGGTATCGGACATTATTAACTACCACGCCGCCCCCGTAACCATTATTACTGGAGCCAAGGCCAGCCAGTTGGAGCGTGGTCCAAAGAAGGTTTGGGCGGGTCTTCCCAAGGAAGCCTCTGTCTTTAACCTTGAGTCCCGTGGAGAGATGGCTGGTGCACTTGAGTACATCTCATTCTTGAAACGGGCTATGCACGAGATTACAGGCGTACCTGAAACAGCCCTCGGTCAGTTCCAGCCTGTATCTAACACCTCAGGTGTGGCTCTAGCCATCCAGTACCAGCCCATGATGAACCGCTACATGATGAAGCGTATTCACTTCACTAAGGGTCTTGAGAAAATAAACGAACTGATCATTCGTACTGCTGTTGTTTTCCAACCTGAGTCTCTTATCTATAACCCAACTACGGCAGAAATGCCAGAACGTGATCAAGTAACACAACTTGATCCTGCGGATCCGCTCACATATCAGACGGAAATCCACTGGCCCGAGCCACTCCCAGTTGATGTACTCATTAAACTTAATGAAGTGCAGACCAAGATGGCTCTTGGTTTGGAATCCAAGCGGGGTGCTCTTCGCATTCTTGGTGAGGAATTCCCCAACGAGAAGATGGCAGAAATCTTTGAAGAACTTATGGAGGATGCTTTGGACCAAGGGGCACTTCAAATGCTCAATGCCCAAATTCAGCAATCCGTAATGCTAACAACTGGTATGCTTCCTGACGGCACACCCGCTATGGAAGGTGCTAGTGTTACACCAGCCGGTCAGGGTGGGGCGCAAGGCCCACTCCCCGGTATGCAAATAGGTGGTCCAGAAATGGACACGTTAAACAAATTGATACAACGGGCATACGGGGCTAGGTTCGCCCAGCGTCGTACGCCTGACGAAGAATAATTAACAGTTGCTTTAAACCTGCTAATAACAGCCAAACTAACAGAGGTAAAAAACATGCCAGTTAATTCAGAAGACGGGATTACCATTCCCGTTGAACAAACCATCATTGAGCCAAAGGCCCAGACCAAGGAAGAAAAGTACTTCTCTGAAGAGGATGTTCAAAAGATCCGTCAGCAGGAGAAGGACAAGATGTACAAGCGTCTTGAGGATTCCGATGGTCGTGTCAAGCAAATGGAAGAGCAGTTGAACTTGCTTTCCCGTGAGCGTGAGCAGGCGATTAAAGAGGCAGAGGAACGTGCTCGTAAAGAGTCCGAACTGATGCGTCAGCGTGAAATTGAGGAACTGTCTGCCAAGGAACTCCTTGCCAAGCGTGAAGATGAGTTTAATAAACGAATCAATCAGGTTGAGCAGGAGTGGGGTCAGAAGTTCGCTCAGTTGGAGCAAGAGCGTCAGGCTCAGGATGCCCTCCTTGATAAGGAGCGTCAGGCACAGCAGTTGGAGACATACCGTCAGCGACGTATGGCTGAGGAGCAGGAAACAATCATTCCTGAACTCCGTGATCTGATTGCAGGTAACTCACCTGACGAGATAGAAAATAGCATTGCTGTACTTCGTGATCGTAGTAGTGCTATAATTGAATCAATCCAGCAGGCAAGTCAACCGACTCGCCTGAAAGGGGCACCGGTAACGGCTCCCCCGTCTGGACCAATGGATAACCAGATGGAATACCAGACGTTGTCAGCGGAGGATATCCGCAACATGCCGATGGATCAGTACATGAAAATGCGTGACCGCCTACTATCAGCAACCCGCCCACAGCGGGGACGCTACTAATTCAACTTAACCATATCCATCGGAGGATATTCAAATGGCATACCCCACACCAAACGGTGGTGCAATTACCGGTACCACCGCTATTTCAGCAAACGGCTACGCTGGTAACGCCAGCGATGCCCTGACCCCTGCCATCCAGCAGATCTGGTCAAAGGAAATCCTGTTCCAAGCAATGCCAGTGCTTCGCTTTGAACAGTTCGCTGTGAAGAAGACCGAACTCGGCGTTATGCCCGGTTTGACCATCAACTTCATGCGTTACAACAACCTCGCAGTCACGGAGTCCGGCGCAGGTGCCGGTGCCACCCTGACTGAAGGTGTACGCATGGATCCAGTGGCTCTCTCAGCAAGCCAGATCCAGATCACCGTCACCGAACACGGTAAGGCTGTAGCAGTCACCGAACTGCTCCTCAATGCCTCGTTTGACGACGTGATGGCATCATCCAGCCGTCTACTCGGTCGCCACATGGCACAGAGCATGGACATTGAGGCTCGTAACACCCTCTACAGCAACGGTGTACCGTTCGGTGGTGGGTCGGCAGTAGCCCCAAGCGTCGTGTTCGGTCGTACCGCCGCCGCTAGCCGTGGATCAATCAGCCCCTACGATGCCGGTACCCTTGGTTCGGCTTCTGCCCCCGGTTACCTCTCACCAGCCACCATCAAGGACGCTGTTGAAGTACTCGCCGGTCAGAACATCCCTCGTTTGGGCGACACCTACGTCTGCTTCGTGCACCCCTCACAGGCTCGTTCACTCCGTGACTGGCCTGAGTTCATTGAAGTCACCAAGTACGCCGCCCCCGGCAACTTCATGCTTGGTGAAATCGGTCGTATCTACGACGTAGTCTTCATTGAAACCACTCAGGTGAAGAAGGGTCTCAGCATTCCCGCAGACCTCAGCCCCACTCAGGGCGGTGCTCAGGCTCCGACCGCTGAGTCCTACAGCGCAATCATGCTTGGTGACAACGCCTTCGGTCACGCCATCGCCCTCCCGGTTGAACTCCGTGACGGTGGTGTCATTGACTTCGGTCGTGAGCACGGTCTTGCATGGTACGCCATCTGGGGCTTCGGTGTAATCACCCACGAGAGCCGTGTAATCCTCAACACCCTTGGTGGTGCAATCTCCTGATAAAGGAGAAAGTTCGTGGGGTGGGGTCGTGTATTGATGCGGCCCCACCTCACAAAACCTCGTACATACAGTAACAATTGGAGACAATATGCCACGCAAACCAACTCAATCCTTTGTAGAAGTTGAAACAGATGACGACACAGATGTCATTGATGAAATCTCTTACGAACCACAGGTAGTTAGTAACTCTGGTTCAGATTTAGTAAACGCCCGTGTTAAGGGAACATGGAAAATGTTCTGGGGACGTGACTCTTACGATTTTGAAGACGGTAAGCGTTACAGACTGCCCCGTGACCTCTATGGTTACCTTCGTCAAAACGGGAACATCTACGACACTCTCTGAGGTAGTAAATGCCCCTTATAGTCCCTAACGCTACCGACATTGGAACACTGTTTGGTGCCCTAGACCAAGCAGAACCTGATGCACTGGATTTCCAAATCCTTGGGGACCGTTCAACAGGGGTTCTTTCTGGATGTGCTGTTTCAGCGTCATCTGGAGTTGTGTCCGTAACTGAGGGTCACGTTGCTATTCAGGGTGTTGTACATGATGTCTCGTCAATTTCCCCACTGGGGATGCCAACACCTCCGACATCAACCAACACACGGTTTGATCTGGTAGTTGCTCGTCTTTCCGGTTCTTCTACTTCCATTGTGGTTGTTCAAGGACCGGAAAGCACGACCAACCCAACCTTCCCTCCGACTCCAAGTCGTATGTCTACTACGACTGGTGTCAACGTCTTAACGTACGTTAACCCAGCAACTGATGTTGTCCTAGCGGCTATTTTTCGTAATGGTTCTGCCACCATTACCAACTCCGCAATCGTTGATAAGCGTGTCAACGTACCCTCAACCACCAGCCTTAGAGGCGACAATGTTCCGTCATCTGCCATTGGTTCTAATGGAGACTTTTACTACAAAAACACGGTAGGACCAAGTTCATCCGGTGTGTATGTAAAGCGTGATGGTTCATGGGTTGAGTTGATTCTTCAATCCAATACTGGGTCTGTTACCCCAATTGGTGCGATCATTATGTGGCCCAGCACCACGGCTCCAGACCCCACATTCTGGAAAGAGTGTAATGGTCAACTTCTCTCAAAGAGTACCTACGGGACGCTGTTTGGTCTTCTAGGAACTACCTATGGTGCTGGCACTTCTACTCAGTTTGCCCTCCCTGACCTAAACAACAAGTTTGTTCGGGGTAGTGGAACACCGGGTTCTACTGGTGGTGCCGACTCGGTCACCTTGGGAACTACCAATCTTCCAGCGCACACGCACACTCTTGCCAATCACACTCATGGAATTGGTACACACACTCACGCAATTAGTCTTCCGTCATCCACTGTTACGACCTCTTTGGCTGGTGCACACGCTCACCAAGGTGACTCCAGCGGTAACAACGTCGTAGTTCGTCTAGGTTCTTACACCAGTCCAAACTACTTGGCTGGCTACAGCACCGACAATGATGGACTCATTGATGGTCTTGGAGTTGGTGCCCAAGGTGGTATGTCGGTTATTAACGTGGCACAGACCCAGACGGCTGGTAGTCACGACCACACAGTCACCATTACCGTATCTGGTAACACCCAGACACCAACATCTTCCCCGACAGAAGGTCCAAGTGTGAACACCTCTGGATCTACCGGAAACGACCCAGCAACTGCTTTTAGTGTACTTCCTTCATACACTACAATGCGTTGGTTTATCCGGGTGTTGTGATGTCGGAAAAGGTATCACCGCCATCAGGTAGCCCTAATGATATCCGTATCAAACGGGGAGTTACCGTTGGTCGTAGCCGAGAAGAACAACCAGCGATGAGTCAACCGACTCAGAAAACAGTTCCCGGTCCTAATCCTTCACTCCCACAGTAAGGTACACTTGTATCGTGGCTGAACTATCTGATATAGAAACAATTGCTCGTACCTATTTACGAGACTTCCCTAAGTTCTTTCAGACATCCTTTGATGCAGTAGGAAGAACTTACGAATTGGGTCAGGTCAACGTAGACTCAACGTCTCTTTGGGTGGCTGTCTATACCTCTTCATCAGGTTCTGCGTCTGCACTAAGTTCATCCCAGTACAGTTTGGATGAGCGCAACGGCATCCTTCGCCTTACCACAACCTACCCAGCAAACACAAAACTGCTGATAGAAGGCTACTATTACGAATGGGTTACCCCAACTGATTTAACTTTCTACTCTAAGCATGCCTTAGAAAAGCACCTACACACAACGAACTTGGCAGTTAACCAATTGGCTGATGTGGTTATCAACGCAATTGGTATTGCGGCAATCTGTGAATGCCTATGGGCACTCATGACTGAATACAGCCGTGACATTGATGTTATTACATCAGAGGCCATTCATATTCCTGCAAGCCAGCGTTTCCGCATGGTGCAATCGCTTCTTATGCAATGGGAAAAGGAATACGAACGTCACGCCACAAACCTCAACATCGGCTTTGACCGTCTTGAGGTATTTAATCTACGCCGTGTATCTCGTACTACTAACCGACTTGTTCCCTTGTACAAGCAAAAAGAGTTTGGGGACTACTCACCCACAGAGCGTCTATGGCCTGAGATTGACTCAGGAATCTTGGACCCAGAAGTCAAAGACGACAAACTTCGTGAAGACGTTTACGTTGACACTACCCCACTTACCGGTCAGACGACGAATGCGTACTACTAATGGACATTCGGCGTGAACTTAACAATATTCACGATAAGTACCGTAGATACCACAGTGTAACGGGCGAGTACGTCGTATGGTATGAGTTCCTTCCTCTAGGAACCTCAACATCTGCAAACAGCGTATACAACGATGTATACGACGAAGGTGTCTATGGGGCTGGTGGAAGGAACTACAAATCGGGTGTTTCACTCCCAGTGATTACGGTAGAGGAGACGGAAGACGCTCGCCGGTCAATTGCCGATGGTCGCCAACCGACTCAGACGCTACAGATGAAGTTATCCATACGGGATATGAGGGATGCTGGTATTGAGGCTGTTTGGGAATACCAACCCCACCTAAACGACATCTTCCTTTATGATGGTCGTTTTTATGGAATATCTGACTACCGTGTTCGGGGTCGTTTAAAGAGTGAGGTTTTTGTAACCATTCAGGGGTACGAAATCTATGTTGATCAGGAGATGGTCAACGATGTGGTTCCAACCGTTGGAAACATTAATGCTCCTTGGCCTACGAGCCTTCCAATTATAGGGTAGAATGTGTATACCTGATGAGCGTCAGGTAATCCAACGCCTAGAACTACGGAGTACGCATGCTCGCTACCTCTGATCTCAGCCCTTATGCTGACCATGCCCATAGTTCTAAGTTGCCCCTATACGGACTTCCTGCATCCGTAGCCGCCGTGTTTGTCGTTGAAAAGAAGTTGGGTTCTTTTATTAAAAAAGCCCTAGATGAGTTTCAAGACCAAGTACGCACTGACGCTCGTTCATCATGGGGAGACGTTGCCGACACAATCAATATTGTGTACAACGAAAACACTGAAGAGATTAATATCTATTCAACTAGCCCCCGTGCTCAAATCCTTGAGTACGGTGGGGACGGACAACCCCCTCGTCCTGTCCTTCGCAAAGCCGCATACTCTGCCCAGCAACGGGTGGCTGAACGTGTATCCCGTATGATATCGGAGGCTTTGTTCTAATGCCCAAGGGTTTCTTACTTGCCGAAGATGCCGCTGTTAAGGCTAGGTTTTCTGCGATTACGGTCACTGATGACCGTAATGCTGAACGACCTGTAAGCGTCTTCTTCCGGTACCCCGAAGGAGAAACAGAGAAGAAGTATCCGTTCATCACTATTGAACTAATTGATATCGCACACGATACTTCTCGCCAGCAGTCAGAAAACTATTACTACTATGGTTCTACTGCCTCAGCATCCGCAAGGGCTGATTTTGTAAACTACTACCCATCTGAACTGACGGCTCAAGAACTAGCCGCTCAAACACAGGGGTCTAACTACTTGCGTATGGAATCGTTTGTACCAATGATCTTGGTATACCAAATTTCTACGTTTGCCCGTAGTGCCCTGCATGATCGTCAATTAACAAGTAAAATACTACGGCGTATTATGCCCTTTCGTAGGGGGTTCATTGAAATCCCAGAAGATGGCACAATCCGTCGTTTTGATCTAGCGGGGTGGGCATCTGCCGACCTTCTAGACCAAGAGGCTGGATTCAAAAAGCGTATATTTAGAAAAGTATATACAGTTCAATTGACAGCAGAAATGCCTACATCTGATCTGGTGGCTATCAAGCGTGTAACATCCGTAGTTGGTAACATTAATAACGTAGACGTAACCAACCCATCTGTATTCACTGACCCATTTTCTGAGGAGTTTTAAATGCCGACATACAAGAACCCCGGCGTATATGTAACCGAGTCGGCTTTTGTAGCCAACACACAGCAGGGAAACCCAACAAGGTCCGTAGCCGCCTTCTTTGGTGAGGCAGGACGTGGACCCACTGTTGCAACCTTCGTTGACTCGTGGGCTTCATTCAAGTCACTCTATGGTGACCTTGATCAAGACTATGAGTTGGGCTTTGCTGTATACCACTACTTCGCTAACGGTGGTAAAGAAGCCTATATCAACCGTGTAGTAGGTACTGGTGCCACCAAGGCAACCGCTACTGTCCCATACTACCCAACCGGTACTGGTAACGCTTCAGCAACTTTGTTCACTGCTACTGCTGTAAGCGAAGGTACATGGGGTAATGGTCTTACTTTTGAGGTAACTGCTGGAGTTGTAGCCGCATCTGCTTCACAGATTCCTACATTTAACCTCGTCATCAAACTTGATGGTGTTGAGGTAGAGCGTTGGAACGAGTTGTCAGTTGATCCTTCAAGCAACCGTTATGTAGATTCTGTACTAGACAACTACTCCAAGTTTGTCACAGTATCAGTACCCACTATTGCCGCTAGTGCCACATGGGCTTGGTACACCACTGCCGTAACCAGTGCTAGTGGTACAAACGGTGCATCAATTGTTGATGCTGACTACACAGCCGCTCTTACCAATCTTGATGTGATCAACGGAGTGCTTCTCCTTAACGCAGTTGGAAAGACCACAGCAACGGTTGTAAACGCATTCCTTGCCAAGGCAGAGGCACGAGGAAACTCGTTTGTCATCATTGACCCCGACAAGACCGCTACCGATCCATCTGTCATTGGTGGAAGCGTCGTAGGTTCATACAACGTATCTTCATACGGTGCTGTGTACTACCCAGCCCTGAAGATGGTTGACCCCTCTAAGAGCGGCCCAGCCGCAATTCGTACCACCTATCCCGGTGGCGCAATTGCCGGTGCTTACATCCGCACAGAGATTTCACGAACTGTTGCTAAGGCTCCAGCAGGTAATAACGTAGAAGTACGAAATGCACTCGGTCTTGTAACTCAGTTTACTGAGACTCAGACCGGTCTTCTGTACGACACCTACAACGTGAACATGCTGAAAGCCATCCCCGGTGGAGGAATCATTGTCAACGGTGCTCGCACCCTTGTCAAGACCGAACCAGACAAGTTCATTCCAATCCGTCGCTCACTCAACTACTTGAAGCAGGCATTGAAGGATGCCACAGCCTTTGCAGTATTTGAGCCAAACGACGAGCGTCTGTGGTCACGTCTCAGTGTGGTCGCTTCCTCCTTGTTGTCAGAGTTCTGGCGTTCGGGTGGACTAAAGGGCGCAAACGCAGATCAGGCTTTTTATGTGACCTGCGATAGTTCAAACAACACGTCAACCACTATTAACAACGGGGAAGTTCACGTTGAAGTAGGTGTTGCTCTGCAATACCCCGCTGAATATGTAGTCATCAACATCAGTCAATGGACTGGTGGTTCAAACACCGTAGAGACACTCTGATAGGGGTATAGATAATGGCACGTTCAACAGCAAACGATCCGATTCGTAACTTTAAATTCCAAGTTCAAATCGTTCCTCCGGGTGGTGGCGGTCTAGCAACTGCGGCGGCTGGTATTGGTAACCTTGGCTTTTCTGTTATGTCTGGTATTTCAGTACAGAACGAAATGGTTGGTTACCGTGAGGGTGGTATGAACACCCACACCCATAAGTTGGTAGGTCAGTCAGACTTTGCTCCTGTGACCTTCAGCCGTGGCGTGTTTGCCGGTGGTGCAGACATGTGGCGTTGGCAGGAATTCTTGCACTCATGGAACCAAGCCAGCACTGGAAGCCGTAGTGGTAACAACGATTACCGATGCGACATTATCGTCAAGGTATTTGACCACCCAGTATCAGCCGGTAACTACCAAGAGCCAGAGCAGGCTAACTCTGCAAACCCAAATCTTGGCGATACCAAGTTGGCTATTAAGTTGTACAACTGCTGGCCCGGTGCTTACGCTCTCAGCGACCTTTCCGCTGGTGAAAGCGGTATTATGATTCAGCAGTTGACTGTTCACCATGAGGGTTTCTACATCGCATGGAGCGACACCGAAATCGCTGGAATCGCAAGCAAAGCATAATTAAACCATAAAGGGGTTACAAATTGAGCACTGACACCAACGAGGTGGCATCGTTTAATGATGCCATTAAAGACAAGGTACCCAGCATTGGAAAGCCTGAGTCCCTGATTGTTGAACTACAGCGTGGTCTGGTAGACCCAACAACAGGACTTTGGCAGACCACCGCAGAGGTTCGTGAGTTGACTGGTGAAGATGAGGAGTACCTTGCGTCATTAGAGAATGACCGCAGTATGACGTACGCCAAATACATCAACACCCTGTTGGCTCGTGCAACAGATCGGATTGGCAACATTACGATTAACGGTAACCAGAACTACCTACAAGATCTGGTAATTGGAGACCGTGATGCCCTGTTCTTAGGGGTTGTCAAGGCTACTTATGGGCCAGAGAAAACCTTCACCCGTACCTGCGAGTTGTGTGGTAAGGACAGCGATATCACTATCAACCTTGTTGATGACTTCCCGATATCCGTTCCAAACGTAGATGTAAAGAAGCCACTAGAAGTAACTTTGCGTAAAGGTACTAAAGTAAAGTTCCGTATACCAACTGGAAACGACAGCGTTCAGGTCGTGAAAGATGGTAAGACAACGGCAGAACAAAGCAGTCTCATGATTGCTCGCTGTGCCGTATGGGATGAGGGGGAAGCCCCAGAAGACCCCATCAAGTGGGCCAAGACCCTTAGTCTTGCAGACCGTAACAAGATCATTAAGACCCTTCTCAGTGTGGAGATTGGTCCCAAGATCAAGGAGGTGAATACCCAATGCGCTCATTGTTCAGCAAACATGGACATCGCAATAGATTGGGTATCCCTTCTACTGGGTTAATGTAAAATATCTATACTGGGAACACGAACTAATAGCCTCCGTCTACAAAGGGTTTAATCTCTCGGATTTACGGTCAATGACCGTGCGCCAGCGGGACTTCTGGTTCCGTATGGCAAAATGGAGAAATGAGAACGGAGGTTAGAGTTGGCAGACATAGGCGAAAGTGAAGTAAACCGTCTCCTTGGTGGAGCGGATACTGTGCTAACCAACCTCAAAATTGGTATTAAGCAGGATGAACAAACTCTTAATAACCTAAAGATTAAGTTCCATTCAATTCGGATGGAAGCAGAAGGTATTGCTAAAGCCCTGAAAGAGGCTGGTGCTTCTGCTGAGGCACTACAAAGTGCTACCCAAGGAACAAAGACAGGAACCCTTGGGTCCATTGGAGGCACCAAGGTTGCTGGAGGTCTCTTTACTCCTACCCCTATTGACAAGGGTACAGGAGGAGTGTCTGGTGGGAGATTTAAGAGTTGGCTCAATACGCCCCTTGGTGGGCAAACTCCTGAAGGTGGTATTGGTCTAACTCGTGGAGCCGCTATAGGCCAAGTTGCTACTTTTGCAAACCAAGCCTTTAACCAAACAATGGGTGCTATTGATGCCCGTGTTGACCGTAACCGTGAATACTCCCTAGCCGCTGACCGCACATCTGTTCTATTCCAGCAGATGAAGGGCATGAGTCAGGTTGCTGTACAGAACACCTACAGGCAACCTTTAACAAACTACCGACTTGGTGCTGGTGGAATAAACGCTCTCATGGGACTAGAAGCCCAGACTGGTATCAGTGGTCGCCAACAAGCATCAAGTGTTGAGGCACTAAGAACTATGTCGGGATTCACTCTTGGTGGACAAGAGGCAGTTGGAATGATCAACCAACTTGCCAGCCCAGATGTTGTCAACCGTATGTTCATGATGACCGGTCAAAGTCTTATTGGACCGGGTGGTAAACAACGATCAATGATGGACCTCATGCAGGGGCTGGTACGCACGACTGGATTGTCAGATCCCCGTATCCTTAAAGGTGCCCTAGCCCCCGGATCGGTAACTCGTGCAAACCTTGCACAAATGGGTGTCACTGGGGATATGCAAACCCAACTTATTCAATACGCCATGCAGAATCAGACCTTTAAAGAAAAGGGTGGACAAGGAATGTACGACCCCTCTAAAAAAGAGGATCGTAGACTCATGGGTATTGAAGACAACTTTGCTACTCAAGCAGAGGAAACAGACCGACTAAGAACTCGTCGGGAAGAAAACTTCTACAGCCGTCAGGCTGACAACTTTGCTGATCTTGAGAAACAGACACAAAAACTTGTAGAAGTAATGGGCAAGTTTGAAGATGTGATGTCTGGAATAATCGGTGCCCGTACCAGTAACCGAATTGGTATGAAGGTTGGAACTGGTTTAGGAATGGGTATTGGTGCTCTTTTAGGTGGCCCCCTTGGGGGCATGTTTGGAGGAATGGCAGGAAACTTTATTGGTGGAATGTTTGGAGACGGTAGTGGAGTAGGTAACGACTCTGGAGGCTCCGCAAGTCCAACTAATGGGACATCTTCAACACCAGCATCCTCAAGTGACTTAGTGACTATACCTTATGGAGATGGTAGCCAGAGAATCACAATTTCCGAATTGCGTAATAAACCTAAGTTTAAACGACTCAATTCAAGGTTCCAAGAGCAACTAATTAATATGTTTGTTGCCAACCCTAATGTTGGGTTTGGTGGCGGTTTCCGAACCGAACAAGAACAAGAATCTGGGTTCTTGAAAAGATACAGACCAACCGACAAAGAAACAAATATATTCTGGAATGATAAGTATTGGGAAAAGATAAATCCGAGCGATGCCGACATGGCTCCCCCCGGAAGGTCAATGCACGAAGTAGGCCTAGCGGCAGACCTCGTTGGAGATATATCATGGGTTACTGCCAACGCCGCAAGGTTTGGTCTTATTGAATTCTCAAAAGTAAATGATGAACCATGGCACGTCCAACCTGCTGGAGTCCCAACATCTCGTAGAGGTTATGAAGCCGCAGGTTCTCCATGGGGTATGCCAGAAGGAGTAGGACCATCTAATTCTAGGTCTGGAACTACCCCAAATACACCAACCACTACGGCTACTTTTAGAGGTGGGTCTACCCCTGATTATTCTCCTGTTGAAAAAGGGTCCAGCGGGTTCTCATTAGCAACAGGAACCATTTCTCAGAAAGTAAAATCTCGTGCTCGTGTAAAGGGTGGCTCTGTTGGGTACCCAACGAGCCGGTCACGTCGTGGTAGATCATCAGGTGCTGGAAATAGTTCTTCCACATCAGATGTTCCTACTGGTGGAGGTTCTTTAAGTGGTCAACAGGTAGCGCAATTCTTATATAACGCTGGGTTTCGTGGGCAGGATCTTGTTACTGCTCTTGCCATTTCTTGGCGTGAGTCACGATGGAATCCACGAAGTTTCACTAGCGATGATGACGATTTGTCATATGGATTGATGCAAATCAACATGATTCCCGGTGACACAAATCCAGAGGGTAACCGAGCCGCTTGGGGTATCTCTAATAACGAAGCACTCTTTGACCCAGCCACTAACGCACGGATTGCATTTGAAAAGTACAAATGGAACAAGGGAAAGGGTCGTGACCCCTTCCAAGACTGGTCATTTAATGGAAGCCCACTAAATGGCACAAACACCATCATGCCTGAGGCTACTCGTATTATCCAAGAGATGGGTAAATCAGGAGACCCGATGGGCGGCTCAACGAGAGCCGTAGGTGGTTCTACCAATATCGTAGGTGGTCATACCATAACGATATCCCCAACAATTCAAATAATGTCAGGTGCAACTCCGGCTGACATTGACCTAGAGCGACTGGCTCAAAAGGTTGGGGTACTATTGGAGCGTGAAGTTAATACACGGATGTTGAGGCGTACCTGATGAATTACCGTAACGACCAGTTTTTCCCTAGCACTATTTTCTCTGATGGACGTAACGACCCAGATGAGAAGACAAACCCTCCATTTATTTACCCAGACCGAGTAGTACGGGTACTTGCTCATCAAAATGGTCAATGGGATCAACCACTTACATCAAAAGCCGTAACCCTTGATCGTGGTTTTATGCGTAATCTATACACAAAACTTGGGGCAGGTGAAACTCTTCCAAAGCGTCGTTTGAACTTTCAGTTCAACCCACAGGATATCCAACAGGTTGTGTCTCAACGTGAGGGTATGTACTTTAGTATTCTTCAGGATCCAGCGCAGTTCTTACAACCTACGGCTGGCAGTACCTCATTTGCCTTTGACTTGTTGTTTGACCGAACAATGGAAGTAGCAAACAACACTGGTCTAAACGCTTTTACTGCTGACCTTCAAAACCCAACTGATAAAGATGCAAAAGATATTGGCGTTATGGCTGATCTAACGCAACTATTTAGCATCATTGGTCAAGGGTTTTCTAAGGACATGTTGGATTATCAAACAGCAAAATTAAAACAAGATGCAAAACGTGAATATGAACGAATGAAGGCTGATATTACAAATGAAGATGGATCAGTACAATTCACATATGATCAGCAGGCACCTGCGGCGTTAGATAAATTTGCATCAAGTATCAACTTAGGAAACTCTGCATTCCTTATTCCACAACCAGTTCGCATTGTATTTTCGTCTTTATTCATGGTTGATGGTTTCATATCTAGTACTGACGTTCAGTTTACTAAGTTTAATACAAATATGGTACCTATACAATGCAAAGTTGTTTTACAGGTAAATGCTATTTACATTGGTTTTGCTCGTGATAAAACATTCTTAACAAACCAGTTAGACCAATCAAAACAACAACGGGATGATGAACAAAAGGCAGACAAGGATGCAACAACATCCCTTTACTACCTAGCGCAGAACTATTTAAATAAAATGGTTCTTGTGTATAGTGACAACATAGAGTTAATTGACACAGATTTTGATTCTGGGTATGCAAGTCACCCAATTGTTGGGCTAATGACTAAGGGGTGGGTAGGACCGGGGTATCTATACCTCAATAATAAAGAGGTAAGTAACCCAACTGTTTGGGCTAGGTTGTACACAAGTGCAGACAACGTACCTGACGGTAACGAAGAGGAACCTATTCGTAAGTTGTTTAGAGACGGAGAACCATTAAAAATAGAATACACTGTGTTTGTTGATCTATATGGTCCATATGATACTCAGGCTTTGGCTGATACCGCATCACAAAACTTGAGTAGTATTCCATCCACTAAAAAAGTAGGACAATACAGTTTTAGACGAACCATAGCCAACGAAGATGAATGGGTACAACGATACACTGCGAACGTAAACGACCCAATCGGTGGTCGTTCAAATAGTGTTAACTCAGAGAACCAATCTCAGTACGCTATGACTCTTGATAACTACCTAGATTTTGTACCGTCGGCAGGAAGTGTTGCGTTTGGTAGTGACGCAGAGTTATATCAATACCTATACGATAACCTTAAGAATAAATACTTTATTATTTATTCAAGTGCAAGGGCTAAGATATCAAGAACATCAGAGTTCGGTGACTCTGTAATAGAGAAGTTCTCCAGCACCAAAGCAGTTCGTCAAGGTTCTTATGGAACAAACGCTTTTGGAGGACCGGCTGGAATGACTAGTCTATTCTTTGATTGGGTAGATACAAACAGACCCCCTGACCGTCTTGAGGAGGATTTGTCATAATGGCTAGTTACCTATCTACAGACCGCTATAAACTTACTGATAGTAAGCGTTATGCTGATCGCAAGCCGCAGGAATCCACTAAGTTTGCTGTGTACACATCTAGAGATGGTGACACATTTGATTTGCTAGCAGTCAAATTCCTCGGTGACAGTAATAGGTACTGGGAAATTGCTGATATTAACCCACAGATTGAATGGCCTGACCAAATACCAACAGGAAGTTCTTTGCGTATTCCAATATGATTACCAAAAGTCTTCACCCATTATCCCCAAATGTTGAGTTTTCAATTGATGGGGTAGCCGTTGATTACACCGCCGTTCAAGGAATGGATTTGTATTTGACGGAGAATGAGCATGACATGCTCTCAATAGACATTGTTGGGTTACCCCCAAGAGCCGTAACTGATTATCTTGGTGCCGGTGTTTACGTTCTTGTTGACTCTGGGTATGGGAGAAGCCAGTCTTTTTATGGATATATCATATCAACTGAACCACAAATTGTTACAAGAAATGGGTTAGTAAATAGAAGTCCGGTACAGATAACACGGCTCAACTGTATTGGTGCATCTTTAAATATGAAGACCGTTTCATCTCGTGTATGGGATTACCCAACCCTTGGAAACATTATTAAAGAGATGGCGGCAAAATACCACTTTAGTGTGGATTACCCAAAGGATTCATTTAAGCCAACACGACTTGTTCAGTCGTCTGAAAGTGACTGGTCGTTTCTTCGTAAGGTTATAGATACATTTGGTTACACCATGTCTGTGCATGGAACACATATGCACATATGGGACCGTGATAAATCAGTTGGAAGGCTCACTTCTTACCATGACTTATTAACAATGAAAACTGATTCTAATAACAGCCCGTGCTCTGTGATGTCTTTTTCCCCCTATTTAGGTCATCTATCATCACTAGGTAACTCAAGTAAAACAACCAACACGATCCTTGATCGTGAAGGAAATGTCTTTGAAATGGATGCAACTAACACAGATATTGCTAACCATAAGACAGTTCTTAGTTCTAAGTTTACTATTCCTCTAAAGACCCCGTACCAAACGGTGGAGGAAAACATAAGAGCAATAGCCTCTAGTGAACGCTACAAAAGTGTGTACCGAGCCAAAGCAGAGATAGCCGCTGGTGGTGGGATAGTACCCGGTGGTACCGTTAATTTAAATAAGTATGACTCAGCGTTTGATGGTTTATGGTATGTCTCAAGTGTTCACCATAAAATTGGAAAAGAAAAGTATGTAACTAATTTAGAGTTATTTAAAAATGATGATTACACACAAGACCCTGAGGTACCAAACGTATCAAACTTCATAAAACCACCAACCCCCATAATGAAAAATGGGGTATGGGTATCATCATTGGAGAAAGTTAATGAGTACACCTAAACCAAATATGGATGTCTACCGTGCATTGGTAGTCCAGTCTGACACAACAACGGGAAATGTGTATGTAAAAATACCCCACATTCTTGGACCATCAGAAAGTATTGCACTACATAAGCCTTCTAATGGGCAATACCTGACATGGGCACCACCTGTTGACTCACAGATTCTTGTTGCTGTTGAGGGTAATAACTTTGATAAAGTTTATCTACTTAATGTGATCTGATGGAGATGCCATGAAATCTATGAAAATACCATTCTCATTTGATAACGGTCGGGTATCTATAACCCGAGAGTTAGAGACCATTACAGAGCAAAAGATTGCAAATGTGCTGGTCACAGAACCTTTGGAAAGAGTGTCTATCCCGACGTACGGCTCTGGACTCATGGGAATGGTTCATGAAATAAACGATCCGTTAATCTTTTCTGACTACCGAACCGATGCCGTTATGGATCTGAAGGACAACATATCAACAGCAAACATTAGTAATATGTACATGAACAATATGGGTTCATTACAGGAGAGCAAAAATGTTATGATGGTATACGTTGAATACAGATTGCCACTTGGTGTTACACAACTAGCCACTATCAAAGTAGCCTATCCCGGTACCATAACAGAAGACACTGCTTTCTAAGGATAACTATGGCTACTAACCCAGCATTTGATTACGCAAGTCGTAACTTTTCCAATATCAAACAAGACCTATTGCGCCGTGCATCCACGACGGTTCCCGAGTGGACTGATCGTGACCCCTCTGACTTTGGAATGATGTTTGTAGACCTATGGTCGTATATGGGAGATGTCATTCATTATTACATTGATCGGGCATCTCAAGAGGCATTTATTGAGACCGCTACACAGCGAGAGAGCGTTCTTGCATACGCAAACCTGTATGACTATACGCCAAACTTTAAAACATCTTCTGAAGCAACTGTGTACGTTTCAAACTCTAGTTCATCATCGGTGAGCATCCCTCAGTACACAGAGTTTGTTGGAATCTCAAACGATGAATACTTTTACTTCTATGCCACCTCAGAAGTAACAGCCGCCAGTGCCTCCACTGTATCGGTTCTTGTAAAAGAAGGAACTCGTGTCGTTGACCAAGTGCTGACTTCATCGTCTTCCGGTCAACCAAGCCAAAGGTATAAAATACCAACTACAAAAGTAGTGCCTTCAACTATTCAAGTGTACGTTACTGAAGAGGGAACGTCACAACGGTGGATTCGGTACGGAAACATCACCGATATTCCAATTGGTACCCCCGGTTATGTTCTTTACCTAACAGCCAATGACGAGATTGAAATTGTGTTTGGTAACCGTGCGAATGGACGTATACCTGTTGCTGGTAGCACCATCACAGTGACTTACACCATTGGGTCTGGTTCTCTTGGAAACATACCGCAAAATGCAATCAGATCATTTAAGAGTTCTCCGTCTGCTTCACTCTCCATCTCTGGTTCCTCTGTTGCAACAGGTGGTGGAGACGGAGAGAATGTTGAATCAATACGACGCTCTCTACAGGCAGTTGTACGGTCACAAGACCGTGCAGTTACCCTAGAGGACTACAAGGATCTCGCACTTAGGGCAGATGGTGTGTATAAGGCTGTGGCTTCTTATACATCAGGAGCAGGTGGTGCATCAGTAACCGTGTACCCACTTCCTTATGTAAGTGACTACCTCAATCTGTCAGCAAACAGCATTAGCGTCTCTGCTGATCTTCAATCACTTGTTTCCGGCATAATTACCCCTAAAAAGGTACTTGGTACCACCCTCACTATTGCTAGTTCTTTGGTTGTCAATAAACTAAATATCAGCGTTGATGTAAAAGTGTCGGACAATTATGTAGCGGCTTGGGTTAAATCAGATGTAAGTGATGCGCTTGATGGTCTGTTTTCGTTTAGTTCTGTTGACTTTGGAAAAGAAATACGGGTAGCCGATGTATACAAGTTGGTTATGGCAGTTGAAGGTGTTGATTACTGCACTATTAGTACATTCCAAATGTATGACCCAAGTAATAACCCCATATCAACTGGGGCACTCTCACCTGTAGAACTATTGAAAAAGGGAACGGTAGTGGTAACAACAACTGGTGGAATGACCACGTCGGCATAATATGGCTCGCAAATCCTTTACCCTACGCAGAACCACATTTGAAGGAGGGTCATACCTTCAGTATTACCCTTCTGACTCCTCTGCATCGGCAGGAGCCGCATCTGCTACATACCTGCGTGGTGATGAAATACAGATTGCCCCGAGTGGGGAAGTTGGTGCTGTCCTTAGTAGCCCAGAACTGTTTGAGGCTTACGCATATGACTACGGGAAGGTAAATCTAAATTGGGGTATAACCCTACAGACCCCAACAACCTCTACCCCTGTTCCCTACTCTGTGTACATTGTGTATTCACCCTTTGGTCACCCCGAAACAATTGCTGAGGGTGTCACACTAATTAACACTAGAACTCAGTCGGAGATAACACACACGGATGTTAGTGGGACATGGGCGTACTACACGATGTTCGTACGATTCCTTTCTAATGGCACTGATGATTACTACGAACCTGTAGCACGTTTGTCGGTTCTACTTCCTACTAATTATGGAAGTACTGATGCACTCTATAAACGAGTGCCTGCCTACTACCGAATGTTGGATCAAGAAAACGGAAGTCCGTTGTACAAATATCTTTCCATATTCGGATGGGACATGGATTATATCCGGTCGGTACTTGATTACATGATCGTTATGAAAGACCCCCAGATAGCCGAAGTGGAAACTTTGAACAAGTTGGCCTATGAAATGGGTATCAACCTTACGGCTTCAGAACTGAGTAGTGAACGACTACGGAACCTCATGGATGCCGCAGGCATTATACGACGAAGCAAGGGAACCATTTCGTCAATAGAAAAAGAACTAAGTGTGCTGGCTGGGGCACAAGCAACAGTTGATACAGCAACTAACACAATTAAAATCTACACTCAGCGTTGTAACTTAATAAAAGACCCTATGCTGGTTAACGGGGTAGCGGCGGGTCTAGATGGTGGTTATCCATCTACTGACATGACCTCCGTTACTGTTTACGACGCAGGTCTTGCAGGGACGGTATCGTTTAGCCCTACTTATACCGGAGGCACACCAACAGATGGTGGAAGCAATGCCACAGTAACTACCCAGAAGTGGGTTGGTTACCCGAACCCATCTAATGGTACCCAGTTTGTTTTGGAAACAGCAGGAGCAGATGTTCCCGTTATCTCGGGGGATTCTTTGTACTTCTCTATCCAAACCGGAAGCCTTTTGAAGCCCGTTCAAGATGCTGTGGTATCAGTGGGGTTGTACACCTCTGCCTCAGCATTGATTGCCGAGGACACCTCTCCAGTTAGAGTGGGTTCAACTAAATACTGGAAACTTGATGTACCCAGCAGTTTCTCTAGTTACACTAACGCAAAGGTACGGATCACATTCACGTCTGTTTACAACTCTGTAAACTATAACTTTGACGACTTTAAGTACCTCTTACTAGAGCGTAATTACGAGGGCGAATACTTTGATGGGTACACCCGTCTTGGTGGTTGGCTTGTTGACGGAGTGAACACAATTTCTGACTACCGCTGGTTAGACCCAGCAAACCCAAATGCGTCGTTCTCTGTATACACGGCTAACTATCAGAAGACCAAAAATGTGATCAAGAGATTGATCCCCAGTATCTTGCCAGCATCCGAATTGGTGACATCCGGTACTGTTTATAGTAATGTGATTCCAACTTCAAACCTGAAGTACACAGTCACTTACAACAACATACCGGGATTATGATAAGCATACTTTTAGCCTCACTAGCGGTATACAAAACGCTCCAATTCATAGACGCAGTTCTTCCCCGAGAAGCAATGCCGTGGGTAAAGATCTTGGCAGGGATCGTTCTTGGGTACGTTGCTGGACTCATCATCGGATGTGAAAATCTTGTGATTAATGGATTGGCGATTGCTTCACTGTCTGGTACAGTGCATGCTGTTCATCGCCTCCTTACGCTCAGTGGGGATGCGGCACACCGAAAGAGTTTGCGATAGGAGCAACATGCAAGAGTTGTACGGGGTTATTGGATCAACCAATGAGGTTGAGCCATCCACAGTAATTGCTTCATTGGGGGATGTCTCCACAAAGGTTATGTACGTCGTGCCGTGGTACGGCAACAAGAAAGTGTCGGCATCCATGGAGATTGTTTACGACTGGATGTTGGATAACGACGCAATGTTTTCCTTGGTTGTCAGCAACGAGGGGCGTAAACCACCTAAGGTTCTCATGGACAAGGCTAAGGAAACGATTGAGTCCGACGATGTTGACTTTGATATCATCAACATACTTGCTGAACGTGATATCAAAGGTATTGCTTTGCTCGTTTGGGATGAGAGCCACCCTGAGCGATCCATTGAGATTGCCACATCCTGCATTGAATCAGGTATCCCTTCACTAGAACTCACCAATGGACTGACCCCGATCATTATTGATGAGGTGTCTGAGCCTGAGAAGCCTGTCAGTGACGCAGAACTCCCTAGCGTTGGGGAGATGTCTTTTGATGAAGAGACCCTTCAGGTTATGCCAGCCGCATCTGTAAAGCGGATGGCTCGTGATGCCGGTCATGATGTGAAGACCAAAGAGGAAGCAATCCGTGTGCTTGTGGGCAACAACACCCATGAGGAAGACCCAAAGGAAAGCGACGGGGAGATCAGCACAATCATTGTGCTGTTCAACAACGGTGTTGAACTTGGGTTTAAGGGAGACCCAGAACTTTTAAATAAAATGTTCAAGATGGTTGTCAGCCACACTACCCACTGATACAGTGCTCCATGACATACCGATGTGAGTAATCACATTGGGCTAAATAAAAAACGTGGTTCCCCCACCACATGAAAAACCCCTAGCGCACGGCTAGGGGTTTTTCTATTACTCACAACTGTGAGTAATCAGTGAGTTCACTTCTTCTTCTTTGGGTCGGCTTTCTTTGCTGAAGCCTTCTTGCTGTTCTTTGGTCCCTTGCCGAAGCCGGGGTCTTTCTTGTCCTTGAGACCACACCCACATGATGCACACATAATCACTTACCTCCCTTCCGGTGTTTCGCTGTCTTTTCTGCGATGCTCTTGGGCTGGGGAACAAACTGCTTTCCCTTTTTGTTTCCTTCAGCCTTGGCTTTATTGGTAGCGGCTTTCTCTTGTGGAGACAATTCATTCCACGCCTTATCAGGAAGGTACCGCTTCTTGCCCTTTGACTCTGAACCATCAGAAGTGCGCCACTTCTCTTTAGTCCACTTGTCTAAATCCTTCTGTGGTTCTTTCTTAGCCATGGTCAGTCCTTGTACCCACCACCGGCTTCCTTGTACCGTTTGGCAAGGAGTTGGGCTTTTCGTGCTGACCATTCACCGGGGTCTCCCCCTTTTGTGCCAGCCTTAATCTCGTTGAAGAGACGCTTACGAAGGGCTGGCTTTGTGTAGTTACCAGCCTCGTTCACTTTTGATTCAGTCTTCTTTTTAGAAGCCATTATGCAGACTCCTCATCAGGGTTATTCTTTTCTTTTTGTATATTGGAGATCTGCTCTGCCCGTAGTTCTGCCTCTTCCATATGCTCAGGATGGGCAAACTGACTTGAAAGTACTTCTGACTTATGGGCAACATAACCCTTTGCCGCTCGCATAGTCCTTTTTGCCACTTCATCTCTGGGGGCATCAAACCATTCTGACATACGACTTTTCTTAGCCATCACCATTTCTCCTTGTTAGCCCAGTAGGCGGCTGACATCTTTCCCTTGGCAATGTTTTTAGCGTGACGAGCCTTGAATGACGCACGTTTATCTTTCATGCGCTCAGACTCTCCAGCCTTGGGCTTACCGGCAGTCTCGGCACCCTGCTCACCAAAGCGGATGGTCTTTACCTTGTCGCCTTCTTTGGCAACAACAATGTGCGACTTAGTTGGGTGGTCAGGCGTACGCTTTGGTTTGTTGTAACCATCAACACCTGCCCGTTCAAGACGGGGATCTTTTTTACTTGCCACGGGAACTCCTATTTCGTTGATGCTTTAAGTTGCCAACGCCATTTCATATGCATATCAATGCGGTCAGCAAGTAAGTTGGCGATGCCCTGCTGTTTATCTTTAGTTGCCTGATCAAACGCTTCGTTAAGACGCTCAAGCAAGATGTCGTTAGCCTTCATCAGAGAACCAGCCATTGCCTTTGGACTTGGTTGTACATCCTTGAATTCAATGGTTCGTAGATCAATAAACTTCTGAAGGTTGAAAGGTGCGTAGTCGTCAAGTTTGCGGATGTTTTCTGCAAGTGGATCAATGGAACCGTACACATCCTCATAGATGTCGGAGAACAAAGAGTGGTACTGGCTGAAGTCCTGACCTTCCACGTTCCAATGGTACCCATGAGCCATGAAGTAGAAAGTAACTACATCGGACATGACCACTTTCAGCGATTTAATTAAATCTTTCACTTTGTCTCCAGTGCTCGGCAAATTACAGAATATCACTCTGTGACGTGTGTTGCAGAGGGACAAAAAAGGTGATAACGTCCTCCACCTCATGGGAACCAGTAATGTCTTCGGGGGTAGATTTATTGCTGTTCCTGAGTGGTCCGTGGACTACATCAACGAGCACGGGCAACCCCGAGACTTGCAGATTCTGGTCACGTTGGTGTCCATGATGAGCCTCAACACCAAAGAGATTGACGCTTCCATTTCCGACATCGCCATCAAATCACGCACTTCCAAAGAGACTGTTAAGCGGTCATTGAAGTGGTTGGAACAACACCACATCATTAATATTGTACGACGACCACGCCCCGCATCTTCGGTATATAAAGTGCATTATACACAGAAGGTAATAGGGTCACCCATGACCCCATATGGGGTCACCCATGACCCTATTATAGGGTCACCCATGACCCTATCCAATGAGGTTGATAGGGTCACCCATGACCCTATTGAAATCAAAGAAACTCCAGCGTGTGACCAGCAAAACGAAAACCATAGAGTAATAATAGATAAAGAGATACATAGAGAATTATTAAAGAGGGCCGAGGGCGACATGATCATTGGGGCAGACCCAGATAAACCTGAACAGACCAAGCAGTCAGAAACCAAACGGAAGCCACGCCCAGAGGTCAACGACCTGACGAACTACTTCGTCTACCATCCACGGTCTGTCATGAACTGCTCGTACACCTTTCAGGACATGAACATCCTTCGGCGCAACATCCGGTTACTACTTGACGGTGGTCTTACCCGACCCACCATCAAGGGAATGATTGACCGGTTTTTCACCAACGAGCGGTTCATCAAAGCCGACTCCCCCGTGCTCATGTTCTGCACCAAGTCAGTACAGACCAGTCTCATGGAGAACATGCCAGTCACGTTGGATGACGACATGGGAGTGACCCTGCGGTTCCTGATGTCAGACTTTGACCGGTCAGGTATCAACCTTCCGTGGAATGATGCCTTTGACAGTGTGATCCAGCAGGCTGTCATCCTCCGTGGATTAGATGCCTCCTACCGCTACCCTGAGTTGGTGGCTAGTATCATTGACACATCGTTTGATACCCCGAACTTCCAGCCCATGTTGAGTGCTTTAAACTCACTGGTTCGCTGGCATTTGGATGAGGAAGATGTTGATGTATCAGATATACATTCAACATTATCTGATATTCCATTGCCAAAAGAATTGCTGTCAACAACAAAACAGAGCATTAGACCAGCGGCAGATAGCATAGTTTCTGCTGTGTACAACTACCGACGCATCAATCGTAACTAAGGAGTTCCATGTCACAGACATATGTTGTTCCGACCGACTGGAAGTCGGAGAAGTGGTGGCGTAATCGCCCCGTAGACGAACGCATGTTCCATTCTCGGGTACCCAATCGTTGGCGTTCTATCGGGCTAGATGACCTGACCATTTCCGACAAGGCGATGAAGTCAATCAACCACTGGGTTCACAACTACGAGTTTGGTAACTCACTGATCCTGACCGGTGTCAACGGCAGTGGAAAGAGTGTTACCTCACAGGCGATCCTTCAGTACCTGATTCGTGAAAAAGGCGTGTCAGGTCGGTTCATTAGCGCAGACCGCTACATTGACATGCTGAAGGATTCCTTTGAAGGAGACAACGGTCTTCTCCCAGAGATGTACTCAATGCCTTACCTCTTGAAGTACATCCAAGGTGTCTTTGATGTCGTGGTGCTAGATGGTGTCGGGCAGGAACGTCAAACCGATTACTCAGTCCATGAGGTGGGTTCTTTGATTCGTCGTCGTTATGAGGACTCTCGTACGACGATCATCACCACGACGCTGTCACAGATTGACTTCACTCGTCGGTATGGTGACCGCATTGCCGTAGCAGTCTCTGACATGACGGGTATTCGGATCGCCTGATGGAAAAGAACGACATTCATCCCGTGTCCCGTATCAAACAGGTCACCATGTTTGAAGGAGTTCTTGCATCCCCACCATCAACCATCGTTGGCAAGGTTAAGGGTGCTTACCATAAGCGAACATCTGACTGGTCATCTGTGATACCCCTATGGACTGTTCATGATATGCCGATGCGGTCGCTCTCTGATTGCGTTAACCGGCGGGGCATCGCTACTCATGTCATCACTTTCCTTTCCCCTGATGCGGTTGATCCAATTGAGAAGTGGCTAATCCGTAAAGGTGTAAGCACCCCAGTTTTGTGGTACCCATCAATTATTGAGTTCGCAAGTGACTTGGTCTACGACCGTTCTGTTGCGGTTGTATACACACCACATGAGGACTATTCTTCAATTCTTGGATTGCGTGGTAAAGTTGTCAGCCCTGACAAGCCGTGGAGCATTTGATGTCGTCTAGCGAACTCTTACTTATCTCAAAGATCATTCAAGAGAAAGACATCAACACCCCGGTTCGTGCAGGACTCAAGCCTGACCACTTCTCATCAACGTGGTCACCCATCTGGGAATGGTTGCTTGACTTCAACCGCACCCATGGTGCTCTTCCTACAGACCGTGTGTTCAGCCAACAGTACGGGGACATCCAACTAGAAGACGCAACTGACGAGACATTCTCCCGTCTGCTGGACGAGGTGTTTGACTCTTACCGTCAGCGAATCATCGTTGACGCTTTGTCGTCTGCTATTCCAGCAATCAATGACAACGACATCAACACTGCTATCAGTTCGTTGTCGTCAGCCATTCAGAAATCCTCGGTAGAGGCATCACGTCTTCGTGACATTGACATCATTCAGAACTGGGAGAACCGCCTTGCTCGTTACGATGAGATGCGTCAACAACCCAATGCTCTTCGTGGCATTCCTACCGGATTCCATGGGCTTGACCGAATTACCCACGGACTACGTCCACAGCAGTTCATCGTCTTTGCCGGTGAACCCAAGCGTGGTAAGTCCCTCTTCGCTCTTATTCTCGCTAACTCCTCACACATCCACGGGAAACGGCCCCTCTTCGTTTCCTTTGAAATGAGTATTGAGGAACAAGAAGCACGTTATGACTCTCTGATATCCAAGGTTCCATACACACGCATTCTTAGTGGTGACCTTAACAAGGATGATATGAAGAAGATTCGTCAAGCCTTGTCGCTACGCAAGCACATGCAACCCTTCGTGTTCAGTGAAGACACATCATCGCTTACGACTGTCAGTGCCCTCGCAGGAAAGATTCAGGAGTACAACCCTGACGTTCTGTTTGTTGACGGTGTGTATTTGATGGACGACGAGGAAGGTGAGCCAAAGGGATCACCACAGGCATTGACCAACATCACTCGTTCTTTGAAACGGTTAGCACAGCGGTTTGATATCCCTGTCGTAGCCACCACTCAGGTTCTCTCATGGAAACTCCAAAACCGAAAGACCCGTGCGGTGACTGCTGACGCAATCGGATACACCTCTTCGTTTGCCCAAGATGCTGATCTGATTCTCGGTGTGGAGCGCAACCCAGATATGGATGATCAAGCAATCATCCGTGTTGTGCTCGCTCGTACTGCCCCAACTGGAGAAGTCCACGTTAAGTGGGATTGGTCAACGATGGAGTTTGAAGAGATAAACGACTATGACTCAAACATCAACCCCTCATACGACTAACCTCGCAGAAGTCCTACAGTCCGTAGGAGTAGAACTAAAGCGTGTCGGTGATCGGGAAATCACCGGCAAATGCCCAGTACACATACGCACTGTGGGGCGTGAAGACCGCTCACCTTCTTGGAGTATCAACGCCAACACTGGTCTATGGATCTGCTTTTCATGCGGTGCCCGTGGAACACTCTCGTCACTACTGGCAGAACTGACTGGGATTGAAGCCGGTCTTGAAATACAGAAGTTCTTGGTTTCCACGAACTTCAATAATCTCACCCTTCCCAAAGAGGGTGAGGAAACTGTCTATGTGGATCGGGATGCTTTCTTTCGGTTTGACCGTGTGTCCGATGCCAAGTGTGCCTTCAAGAACCTAGACCCAGACTTGGTACACCGATATGGAGTCCGTTGGAATCCCAAGTCAAAGGCGTGGGCGATCCCGATCATGTCTGCCACTGGTCGTTTAGATGGCTGGCAGGAAAAGAAGACTGGGTGGGTACGCAACTTCCCCGTAGGCGTAGAAAAGGGAAAGACCCTGTTTGGTATAGAACGCTTTCGCTCACGCACAGCCATCTTGGTGGAGTCCCCATTGGACATCATCCGATTTGCTGGGGTCTTTGAAAAACCACAGGCTTTAGCCACCTTCGGAGCACAGGTCTCAAAAGACCAGATGCACTTAGTAACCCATGTCGCTGATCGTGTTATTGTGGCTATGGACAACGACGAGGCTGGTATTGAATCCAGTAAGAAGTTGTACAAATTCATGAATCGTCCACGAAAAGGGTTGCTGTGGTGGAACTATGCTGGAACCTCAGCAAAGGATATCGGGGATATGACTGACGACGAAATAGAGAACGGTCTTAAAACAGCGACCGTCATGCCACCGTGGATTCAAAATGTTTAACGGAACTCTGTATCCCTACCAAGAAGAATCAGTTGAGAAGATGCTTGACCGTGGTCAAGTGCTACTTGGATTGGTCATGGGTGCTGGTAAGACGGTCACCACAATCGCCGCCGTAAATCGCTTGTTTGAACTTGGGGAGATTGACCGTTGCTTGGTGGTCGTCCCTGCTTCCCTTAAGTACCAATGGAAGCGTGAGATAGAAAGGTTTACTGATTCCCGTGTTGCCCTAATTGACGGCTCACCCAAAGCACGGGAGAAATCATGGCGTGGGGCAGTATCGGCTCAGTACATCATCGTGAACCCTGAGTCACTGATCAAAGACCAAGAGTTTCTCAAGCGCACCCCCTGTCAATGCATTGTCGTGGATGAAGCCACGATGTTGAAGTCCCGCACAAGTAAGAGATCACGAATGATCAAACGTATATCAAAGCCAATCCTCTACCGGTATGCTTTGACAGGACAACCCATTGAGAATCGCCCAGAAGAACTGTATTCTATTATGGAGTTTGTTGACCCAACAGTCCTTGGTAAGTTTGACGAGTTTGACCGTACTTTCATCGTCAGAGACTATTTCGGAAAACCTACTCGTTACCGAAACTTGTCTGTTTTGCATAAGTCCATGTCAGAGTGCATGATTCGTAAGACACGGGAGGACATTGCCGACCAATTGCCGGACATTGTCCACCAGACCATTCCGATCCCATATGATACCCGTGGGGCAGGGCTGTATCGTAAGATATCAGAAGATCTGTTATACCATCTCCATCAAGCAATGAGCATGCATGGTGGGGCGTTCAACATCTGGAAGCACTACAACGACCCACAATCCAATGAGGCGCAAGGGGAGATCATGTCTCGTCTCACCGTCTTGAGGATGCTTTGCGACAACCCAGAACTCATCGTTAGGTCGGCTGGTTTGTACAACGACAACACCAAGCCAGACGAGGGAAGTCGCTATGCGGCTACCTTGGTCAAGGCTGGGTTGCTGACAGGGGTTACCGCCACCCCGAAACTAGACGCAGTCGTTGAGTACATTGAAGATGTTCTTTATCAACATCCCGATAACAAAGTGGTGTTGTTCTCATTCTTTAAAGAGAATTTGCGCCTCATACAAAAGGCAACAGCCAAACTCACTAACAGTGTTTTATTCATGGGAGGCATGTCGGCTGAAGAGCGTGATGAGGCAAAACAACAGTTCTCTACCGATCCCAATACTCGTCTGTTCCTTTCATCGGATGCCGGTGGGTACGGTGTTGACCTTCCGATGGCTAACTACCTGATATCTTATGACTTACCTTGGAGTAGCGGTAAGTTGGAACAACGAGAAGCACGAATTATTAGGTTGTCTTCCAAGTTTCCGCATGTTACGATTGCTACGTTCGTTATGCAGGGGTCAATTGAAGAACGCCAATACGAGATGCTTCAGCACAAACGATCCGTCAACGAAGCCTTTGTTGATGGTAAACACCACGACGGCAAGGGTGGCATGGATATCACCCTCAGCAGTCTTTCAACTTTCTTACGAGAATCGGGAGTATAATGTCAATTGACGAAGCCTACTACACACGTTTGACCAAAGAGTTTGAAGAGGCAAAGGAGTTTGCCAACCGTGCCCAACAGCGTGTGGATGAGATCAAGCAACTTCTCAATGACGCAGTTATTGCCCACGGGTACACCGATGACAAGGGTCATCTGTGGCTAACCGTTGGTGATGTTCAGTTAAAGCGTGAACGACGTGTGTCCAACTCATTCAATGAAAACATGGCTGAAGGGTGGGCTAAAGCCTCAGGCAAATGGGATTTGGTCAAAGAGGTTCGTGAGTTTGTGAGCGAAGAGAAGATGCTCGGTCTCGCATGGGAAGACCCTAAACTGAAAGAACAGATGTCAGAGTTCTACAACCAGCGTGAGACTTGGGCTTTCAAGGTCGTAGCCAAGAAGGACTATAGCGATGACTAATTATCCTGAGGTTATACATCCAATCATCAAACGCTTTCGTGAAGACTTAAAACCCATAATTTCATGTGGTGAAGGTTGGTTTAATCTTCTCTCATCTCTAGATCGTGAACTGTCGTCGGTAGATCCTGACTACAAAGTAGTTCAAGTAAAAGAGAAGTTTGGTACCCTGCGTTACTACTTTGATATCTCTGACATGTCTAACAATGAGGTATCAGAGAAGATGCGAAACATCGTCCAGAAGTACGAACACATCAGTGCCATGACCTGCGAAATCACCGGAGGTCACGGGCAACTGATGAGCAAAAAGGGATGGTTGCGTACTCTCAATCGTTCCTTTATCAACGAGGGGTGGACTCCCTTTGAGTGACGACCCCATCATGCGGATGTTTGGTGACCTTCCCGATTACCCCGGAAAGACTCCACCAAAGAATCGTAAGGGTTCAAAGCCACGTCTTGCCGAAGATCGGTACCGTGGAGCAAAATCCAAGGTATATTCCATCAATGGAGTTGACAGGGTGCTCTTTACTGTGGGAGAGTTTGCTCGTGCCTTAGGGCGCAAAGCAGTGACCATAAGGATGTGGGAACAGCAAGGTTGGATTCCGAAGGCGAACTACAGAACGTCCGTACCAAAGAGTCCAACAATTGTTGGAAAACCCCCAAAAGGGCGTAGGCTTTACAGCCTTGAGCAGTTAGACTGCGTCCTAACCGGAGCGGAGCGGTATCAAATTGACGACCCAGTGAAGGCTAACTGGGAAGGCTTCCGCAAACACATAAAAGACAATTGGCCCAACACATAGGAAAGAAGACCATGAGCAAATACGACGATTACGACGACGAAGACGAAGCCCCCATCAAGAACACGAAGACTCGCACCGTCACTGACGACGACGAGGATGAGATGGAAGAAACCGCCCCTGCTCGTCCTGCCAACGCCCCTCGCATCATCCGTCGTGGATGGGGTGCCGTGGAACAGGCAAAGACCGCTGACTCACCTTTCGCACAGCGTCTGCGTGTGACAGAGGAACCCACCATCATCAAGTTTGTTGAGGATGAGCCGTACGCAACATTCCGTCAGCACTGGCTGGAGCGTCAGGGTCAGAAGTCATTCACCTGCATTGCAGACATTGAAGACTGCCCCCTCTGCAAGGCTGGCAACCGCCCTGCAACACGCTTTGCGTTCAATGTTGTTCTCCTGTCCCCCGACACGGAGCCACTGTTGAAGTCCTACGAGGTCGGACCCCGTGTCATTGACCAGTTGAAGAACTTCCACACCGATCCCCGTCAGGGACCACTCTCCAAGCACTACTGGGCGGTCAGCCGTTCCGGTAAGGGTGCCACCTCCGCAACCAACCATCAGTTGGTCAAGGAGCGTGACCTTGACGAGTGGAAGATTGAGGCTCTTACTGAGACCGATATCAAGGCTCTCCGCAAGCAGGCTTACGGTCCTGAAATCATTCAGATTCCGTCACGCAAGGATCTCTTGAAGATCGCCGTGGAGGAATTGGACGATTGACCATGACTAACAGTCATGACAGCGTGGGGGGCTTCACAGCCCCCCACGTTGTTTCTACGGTAGAACAACTACAAGAAGTAGTTCGTATCTGCCAATCAACCGGACACTTTGCATACGACGTTGAGACCCGTGGTGTTGTGGAACGCCACCCCGATGTCATGGCGTGGATTGACCAAGAGTGCAAAGCACATGTCTCTACCTTGAAGACCAAGAATGACGACATCATCGCTCGTTCCCGTGAGATCATCGTGGATCGGTGGCGGTCAACTCTTGCTCTTGACCCAATGCGTAACGAGATCTTCTGGATTGGCATCGCCACAGAAGGCATGTCATGGGCTATCCCCATGGGTCACCGGAACGGCGACATCATTGTTCCTGAAGAGCGTGGTGATGGATCAACGGTTCCACCCACCGGCTACCGCAAACTACTTGCTAACGGTAAAGAATCAATGGCTAAGGCTCGCTACTTCAAGCCTGCCGTATTCTCAGAACCCCCCGTGCAACTGAATCGCTCTGATGTCTTTGAGATTCTTAAGCCCTTGTTCTTTAGTGACATCACAAAAGTAGGGCATAACGTAAAGTTTGATACCCGTTCTATACGGAAGTACTACAACCAAGATCTCCCAAATGAACCTTTCTTGGACACGATGATTATGCAACACATCGTGAACGAGAACCTCTCGTCGTACTCTCTTCAGGGGTTAATCGCCCACAACTTTAATGGGTACGACCCCTACAGCAAGATCGGCAAGATCGGTGCCACTATTGACTTTGAGCCATTCAATAAAGCATCTAAGTATGTGCACCTAGACGTTCGTTGGACATGGTTGCTTTACCGCAAACTATGGTCCAAGTTGTCTTCAAACAATGAACTACTTGACTGTCTCCGTCAGGACATGCGAGTCCTGTATGTACTCATGGAGATGGAAGACAACGGAATCCCAGTGGATCAAAAGTCCATGAAGAAACTGGGTGTAGAACTTGATAAGAACCTTAACGAACTTCTTCTGTCCATGATGGACTACGCCCCTCCGGGGTTCAACCCCGATAGCACCAAGCACAAACAGCAACTGCTCTTTAACAAAAAGCGTGAAGGTGGTCTCGGTCTCAAGCCCACCAAAATAACTGGTACAGGAGCCGCCTCCGTTGATGAGGAGGTTCTCCGATCCATGGAGAACAAGCATCCGGTCGTACCCATGCTTATTCAATGGGCAGAAATGAAAAAGATGAAGTCAACCTACGTTGACAGCCTATTGACAAAGTTGTACCAAGGATCGCTTCACCCCTCGTTCCATCTTCACCGCACCGCTACTGGTCGCCTGTCATCCAGCAACCCCAACTTGCAGAACATCCCCCGTGACAGCAGTGTCCGTGGTTTATTCGTCGCCCCTGCTGGGTACAAAATGTTGGTGGCTGACTACGACCAGATTGAACTGCGGGTTATGTGCATGTTCTCCGGTGATAAAAAGATGAGCGAGTTCTTCCTAACTGGGGAAGACATTCACTCAGGTGCGGCGGCTTTGGTACTTAATAAACCAGTTGAGGAAGTTACTTCTGAAGAACGCCAACTTGGTAAGGGTGTCAACTTCTTGACCGCCTACGGTGGTGGTGCCCACAAACTAGCCAACACCACAGGCATTGACTTGGATCACGCCAAGTTTGTAATTGACCGTTACTACCAGCAGTTTTCCGGTATCACCAAGTGGAAACAGCAGGTGATCCGTGACGGGGCTAAGAAGGGGTATGTAGAGACACTCTCTGGTCGCCGTCGCCGTTTGCCTGACCTTAGGTCCGATAGTAATGAACTTCGTGCACGAGCCGAACGTCAAGCAGTAAACGCTGTTGTTCAAGGATCAGCGGCTGATATATGTAAAAAGGCTATGGTTAGGGTGTATGATACCTTCTATAACACACCAGCAAAACTCTTGGTTCAAGTCCATGACGAGTTGGTGGTCATAGTTCCTGAGGACGAGGTAGACACCTACATGCCATTACTAATTACAGCGATGGGAGATGGAGAAATCCATCAAGGTATCCCCCTCAAGGTTTCTTGCCACTCTGCATCTAGTTGGTCAGAGGCTAAAGGCAAGTAATGGGGTACAGCCCAGTAGAGCAACGCAACTTCTATTTGACCTTATCAGTATTAGAAGGTCAACAGTTAGCGCACTCTGCTGGCTTTTCCATACCCTCACCAGAGGTTCAAGAGAGCGAATTACTTGACATTATACAACGATGGATCACCCTCTCTGGAATAGGTGCCCTTGAATCCATAAAAGCCTGCTCCAACTGGATGTTAGACATGTTGGAGGACACCAATGAATGGGAAGCAGAAGAGAAAGAAAATATAAACAACATCATCGTTTCATTTGGTGTTGGTCTTCTGTCTCATTTAATAGACAGTGAGATTGTGTTAATCAACCCTGAGGCACACAACCCTGATAACCTAAAGACGAACTTCATGGACTTCATGGGTTTGTTCTTAACAATCGTTCCAGCAGACGAATACGATGAGGATGACGAGGATATAGAAGATGAGTAACGCTGATTGGTGGTCACGGCGCATCTCTGGTAACCAACCTGTACAGAGATCACAACCTTCATCAATTCCCCCGACCTCTCCTCCCTTGCGGTTCCCACCGCAACAGCAACAGCCTGTGTATCAGCAACATTCACAGACTGTTGGTAACCAACGCCTCCTTGATGAGTCCCAGCCTGCTGATGCCCAGATTGATATGGGCAGTGCTATCCGCATGTGGAAAGGTGGCGAGGCTATGCGTAAGCAAGGCGATCTGCGATGCCCCGAATGCGGTAGTTCAAATGTGTTCCACCGTGTCGCTAAAGGCGGTAACACCACCATCAACGGAAAAGCCCCAGCCCCACGATGCTTTGAGTGCGGTTGGAATGGCATATACGACCAAGGTATAGAAACAAACTGGGCATAACTAGGAGCCAAATTGAAAACTGATCAACACGAAACGTGGCAATCTATTGTCGCATCTATCAACAAGAAGTACGGGAACAACACAATTGTTCAAGGTTCCTTTGTAAAGAAAGAACTGCCCCGTATTACTACCGGTATCTTGGCTTACGACCTCATGTTAGGTGGTGGGTGGCCCATGAACCAATGGTCAGAGATCATCGGTGATGAGTCATCGGGTAAGACCGCTCTTGCCTACAAAACAATTGCGTCCAATCAGGCTATTGATCCTGACTGGACTGCCATGTGGATCGCCGCAGAAGAGTTCGTCCCAGAGTATGCACAGTCCATTGGTGTTGATCTTGACCGTCTATGGGTTATTGAAACCAATATCATGGAGCAGGCATATGACCTGATTCTCCGTGCTCTTGAGAACCGTGCGGTTGACTGCATCGTCATTGACTCCCTACCTGCCCTTGTCCCTAACGATGAGGCAGAGAAGATGATGGAAGAGTTCACCGTTGGTCTTGGCGCACGTCTGACTGGTAAGTTTCTCCGCAAGTCTTCTAGTTCACAGAAGCGTTCCATGATTGATGACGACCGTGGATGTACTGGTCTCATCATTAACCAATGGCGTGAGAAGATCGGTGTGATGTATGGAGACAACCGTACAACACCCGGTGGTCGTGCTAAAAACTTTCACTACTTTGCCCGTGTTGAAGTCAAGCGTGACGAGTGGATTAAGGAAAAGGACGAGCCGGTGGGTCAGACAATTCGTGCTCGTACCATGAAGAACAAGACCTACCGCCCCCAGCAGGTCGCCCAAGTGGACTTCTACTTTGCCGATAGTGGTGGTTTCCATATGGGAGAGTTTGATACCATCAAGGACATTGTCAACATCTGCATTGCGATTGAGGTTGTCAACCGAACTGGTGCGTACTACAACTACAATGGTCAGAAGTGGCAGGGTAAAGAGGCACTTCTCCTAGCCGTTCGTGAAGACCTTGATCTTCAAAATGAACTGAAGCAGAAGGCAACGGAGCATTTCCTATGATCTTTGGTCGGGAAGACCCAAAGGACAAGCACCGTTCAATCATGAAAGCCTCCCGAAAGCAGGAGGAACGGTCAGCAAAGATCTACAAGGGAAGCCGTAACGCTGGATCGGGTTCTGGTTGGTTGCGTAAAAATGATGTACGGTCTCATGACTTCTTAATTGAAAACAAGTTGACGACCAACACAAAGTCCTATACGCTCAAGTACAACGATTTAAAAGAATTGAACGAACGTGCGATTCTTCAAGATCGGATACCCGTACTACAGTTTGATCTTGCAGGTCATCACTATGTAGTACTAACCGAAGAAGACTTTCAACTAATGATTGGGGAACCATGAAGAAGACACTACTAATTGGAGCACTGCTGTTAACAGCGTGTGGTGGTACCGATACTGTGTACATCACCGCAACAGAGGCTCCTGACACAACTACCAAAGTTGTCAAGACCACCGACGCACCAATTGCCTCATGGACAGATGAAGACGAGTTTCTTTACAACATTAAGAGTGAGGTTGGCAACACAGGTGTGAGTGACCGTGACCTCCTTGAGACCGGATACCTTGTGTGCGACTCACTTCGTAACGGTGCTCAGGCGTGGGACGTTGCCACCGCACTAGACCGGTCTGCGACTGACTACTACACTCAAAAGATGCTCATCGCACTCACTGCCTCCGCAGTTATCAACTTCTGCCCCGATCAGTTATGGAAGTTTGAATGAGCAATCCCACGACAGAATGGTACAAGCAGAACTTTAAGGACTCCTTGAAGTCAAAAGGTCGGCTACTCCCTGTTGTTTCTCAGGTTCTAGCAAACAAGACCGCTGACCGTAACTCACATCGTGACACTAAGCATCTTCATCCTTCGGAGATCTCTAAGAAGGACTGGTGTCCACGTTCATCTTGGTATAAAATAAAAGGGTACGAGGGTACTGAAGACTCCATGTCGTTTGGTCGCCTGAATATCTTTGAGGAGGGTCATGCGATTCACGAAAAGTGGCAAGGGTGGCTCCGAGAAGCCGGTGTCCTCGCAGGTTCGTGGGAATGTATGGGATGCGGTGATCGTTGGTATGCAGTGTCTCCTGATAGTTGCCACGGGTGCGGTTATCTTGACGTTGTATATCGTGAAGTCCCTATACACAGCGATGAATATCGGATCATTGGACACGCCGATGGGGAGATACAAGACTCTCAAGGAAAAGCCCTACTTGAAATAAAGAGCGTTGGTTTGGGTTCCCTTCGTTGGGAGAATCCAACACTGTTCAATGCCTACACATCAGGTGAGGTCAAGTTTGAGGACTTGTTCAAAAACATAAAGAAGCCCTTTGCCTCCCACATCCGTCAGGGTAGTTTGTACATGTTGTGCACAGGTATCCACACAATCGTGTTTGTGTATGAGTGGAAGCCAACCCAAGAGGTCAAAGAGTTCACCGTTGAGTTTCAACAAGAACTGATTCAGCCGGTACTTGATGGTTGTAAGTCGGTAATAGAGCATCTTGATATGGATATCGTTCCTGATCGCCCTCAATGGGCTACCACGTCCACAGCAAATGGTTGTAAGTATTGTCCTTACAAGAAAGTGTGCTGGGCATGAGTCGTGTCATTCCCCGAGATGGTTCGGAAGATCCTGCTATTGCGAAGTTCAACAAGTCGTTTGCCCTTCCCGTACGCCCAGATGACTACCCACCGGATATCCCTGATCATCTAGACGACCTTAGCGACAGTGGCTTGATGGATTTGTACACTCAGTTCATGTCATGGGTTTCCTACATGAAAGCGCAACTGGTCAAGGCTGAGATTGACGAGGATCGGGAATCAAACCTGTGCCGTGTTACAGAAGCCCAAACTCTGATCAAACAATGGGGTGCTGATTCCAAAGGTGATCGTGTAACTATCGCTAAAGCAAAGAGGGATGTGACCCCTGAGGTCGTTGACCAGCAGGAGCGTTACCGAGTTGCCCGTGCCTATAGAAAACTCGTAGAGGCAATGTTTGAATCGTGCGAGCGTAGTTCGCAGTTGCTGTCTCGTGAACTCAGCCGTCGTATCGGTCTACATAGTAAAGAACAACGTACCCAACGATTTGGAGCATAAGTGCTTAACAACTTAAATGACTGGCGAGTCTTTGAGAGCATTCAATACAAATGGGACACCGCCGTAAGCCAAGCAATTCTGGAGGCATTGAATCCACCAGCCCCGAACCGTGTGGATACCCTGATAGACCGCATTCGCCTGCGTTCAGCATTATTTGAGCAACAGACAAAGGAATAACATGACGAGCATTCGTGAACTCAATGAAGATCTACGACAGCGTTCCATGCAAAACGCCGCCTTCACACAGAACGATATCCTTCGTGATATAAAGAATGTTCTTATTGGTATCAAAGAGTCAATAGATTCTCTAACGAAAGCCGTCGCTGAACGTGACAATTCTTAATACCGCCAGTATCTGGGTCTCTCTTGAGAATGGTAAGACCGTTAATGACGTTCGTCTTTGGTTACACCGACTTGAAGAATTAGGTATACGGGACGACACCCCCTTACAGGAGTGTATCCTTTCATGTGAATTGTTCACATCTAACATACATCCCATACTCACCGATACCGGTGTTAGTATCATCGTGGATAAAGAGGTTTGAAATGGCAAATAGAGCAAAGCAAAAGGGTACCTCCTTTGAGACGCTTATTGTTAACTACCTACATAATAAGGGTTTCGTAAAGGCATCAAGAACCACCTTAAAGGGGAGCGGTGACACTGGGGATATCAACGGTATCCTCAACTTCTGTGCAGAACGCCACCTAGCAATCCAATGCAAGAACCAAAGAAAGTTTGATCTCAGCGGGTGGCTGGATGCCACAGTTGAACAAGCCGCCCGTCTCGGTAAGTCTTTACCTGCCTTAGTTGTTAAACGTGCTGGTAAAGGTGAAAAAGCATTGGGTGATACTTACGTTGTTATGCGCTTAGATGACTTTGTCACCCTGCTATCTGAGGGTGGGTACTCTTAAAATTTAAGGGTTGGAAACAACCTTTAACTTATGGAGTACACTATGTCACAAGATTCAGTAGACGATGTCGTCAAGGTATCGGGAAGTAGCAACCCTCAGTCAGTAGGGTCTATTGTCGCCCGTTCGGTTATCGCCGGTCAGTCACCAAAGATGCGAGCCATCGGAGCAAGTGCTGTTAACCAAGCCGTTAAGGCTTGTGCTATTGCCCGTGGTTTCGTCGCCCCCCGTGGCGTTGACCTTTGCTTTGTAATCGGATTTGATGATATTGAAGGAGAGAATGGAGATACCATTTCTGCCATATCCTTCAAGCCAGTACCTCGGTAAATACTAACGAGTAGATGGTATCATTGACATATGACCGCTATGGGAAGTGTTTGATATATGTCTATTGATCCAATATCAGCCTACGGAGAACCGTTCCCTGAAGGGTTTGATTCGTGGCACCCTGACGAACAGCACAACTGGAAGCAAGAGAAGGCAAGAAATGTCCTTCTTGGAAATCAAACTAAAGCCTTCACAAACCTCGCCGGAGACATTGGTGCCAGTATCAAACTTCCCGATCCTGCACCAACATTATCCCAGCGGTGGGCAATGGGAGACATGACAACTGTTCATCCCACAACCAGCACAACACCTATACAACCACATGTCGCTGATGCTTTAGCAGAGTTTGGTTTAACAGGATTTAGAACTGTTGGAGATGCCCTTAAACACATTCGTAATACTTCTCAGTATTTCGGATTTCCTGTTGGGCAAACCATGCGGATAACATCAGAAGGAAAGACTACCAACGAGGCAACACGTTTTCTTGCACAAGAGGCTGATCGTTCAGCAGAGGGTCAACGCATATTTACTGGTGAAGAAGCCCGTCTCTTTGACGAAGCCAGTACTCTCCATGATCTAATGAGTAAAATGATGGTTCATGGGCGTACCCCTATGACTTCTATTACCGATTCCTTGGTTAGTGATTCCTTGGCTGACCGCCTCAAAAACAAAAAGACACGACCTACAATTGATAACGAGTCCCTTAATGTCACCCCTACTATGGATAGAGAACGTGCGTCTCGGTCGGCTGGAGAAGCAATCCCGCCTAGCGAAAAAACAGTTAAAGCAGAAAAGGAATTTGAAAAACGAAGTGCCGAACGTGCGGTTCAAAGTACTCCAAAAACTCCGAAGTCTGTTGATGTCAAACATGTACCGGGTATCGTGTATGATCCTTCAATACATACACCCGAATCCCACAAAGAAGCAATAAGATTGCAATTAGAGAGAGAACTTGCTCCAAAGCCAGCACCTAAAGTTAGTAAGGCACCTATGCCATACTTTGATACACCACCTAGAGTAGAGGAAGCACCACCCGTGATGAAAGAAGACACACCAGAAGAAAAGCAAGCCAACCTTGCACGTCTAGCGGCACGAAAAGCAGAACAAGAAGAACTTGACAAATACAACGAGAAGCGACTAAATCGCTACAGACTAACCCCTTCTATAAACACACGTCTAGATGTTGGACAACGTCTGGGAGTCCAATTGCCAGACGGTCGCATTTCTCCGTTAGAAGACCACCAACGACGTAACGTCATCATCTCACGCAACATCAATAATCCGCTTGAAACTCATGACCGGATCTTGGACAAAACCCCAATGGCAGGATACCCAATCGTTGAACTATGAGAAACCTTAAAAAAGAAGATCTCCGTAAAATGGCTAACCAATACGGGGATGACTTTGATGATGAATACGACGATCTACTTGAAAAAGAGATAATTAAGGAAGTCAAAGACATCCGTAAAGGTAAGCATCAAAAGCATGGCTTCAAAAAAGAAATCTACTAAGAAACTTGACAAGACTGTCAAGTCGGATAAAGTTAAAGGTAAGAAGCAGGTATCGCCACGCCCCATATCAGCATATGGAGGCGGTAGAGCAGGTACTACTCTGACTGGTATGGGCACAGGTGACGGTCGTGGCTAGTGGTAACCAGCAGACCTTCAATAACTGGAGCGGTGGTTATGATCCGTATACCCCCGAAACACAGCCAGCCATCGGACCCAGTCCGGTATTCCGCACAGCCAAGGATGCTCAACTAGCCTCTTGGGGAGCCTCCCCTGACGTTCAATACCCCGATGGGTATCTGGGCACAATGTCCAGCAACCGCCGTGATGACAAGTTGACTAAAGCAGTCATGCGTACGAACACACGTTCTTACTCAAGAGGTGTTCACAAGGGTGAGAGAATCAACGCTGGCGATTACATCTGGCCTGCTGAATTCAACCTATACACCGGTCTCCAAATGGAGTCCAAGGGAAAGAAGTATGCCCCCGTTGGTGCTGAACCAGTACGTTTGACAAATGACGGAAAGGTTGGACCACGAGGTATCCCCCGTGGGCTGTCCCGCCCTGACCAAGAAGTGATTGATTTACAGCGTAGGTCAATGCTGAAATCACTAACACCACCGTGGAGATAAATATGCCTTGGAAACCTAAAGATGCCAGTAAAAAGACTAAAAAAGCCGATACACCTGCTGAGAAAAAGCAATGGGCAAAGGTAGCCAATAAAGTGCTACAATCTACAGGTGACGATGCAAAGGCTGTCCGTATCGCAAATGCTTCTATTAAGAAAAGAGGGTAAACCATATGTTTAAAAAGAATAGTAAAGCAAAAGCAGAAGTTAAGAAAGACGAAAAGAGGCCACCGGCATCGCCCCCTCGTCGTGCGACCCCTCGCCCACCCGAAACAACCAGCAAAGGTTCTTCCTCAAAGCCAGCACCCGCAAAAGACACTGTTAAGCGTCTTCCAAATGGAAATGTTGATGCAAGTGTTGACCGTTACTCAAAGGCTGACTTGGGAGCAATGAGCGACCGACAGTTGATTGACCACTACAAGAGAGCAAAGGCAGACCCTTCACACCAAGACAAGATGGGTTATGCAGACAATAAAAAGATGAAAGACATCCACGATGCACTTGCTTTGCGTAGCATGACCCCTGAAGCAGTAGACAGGGGCAAAATAACCTTTGATAGAACAGATAAGGCATCTGGTTCTTCCACAGTACCAGCAAGGGACGCTAAAGGCCGTGTTGATACATCTAAGCCACTGAAAGACGTACCTTTCAAAGGTAAGGGTAACGAAAACCAACCTAAACGACCATCAAGACCACCTAAGTGATCTAACTTCTCATCAAGTAAAGGAACCCGATAATGGCTCTATTTAAGCGTAAACCCGCATCCAGTTCTTACGGAAAGCGTGGAGATTCCCCTCACGGTGGCGATAGTAAGTCTCTACACATGGGACATGTGCAGTGGGCGAAGGACGTGTACAACATGACTCCTCGCCAAGCACGACGTAACAGTGCTGACGTTAAAACTGGATATGATAACCATCAAAGGCTGTACTCAGGTCTCAACCAAGATCAAGCCACAGGTATTGGGTTTGGTAATTCCATTGACGACATTGCCCACAATTCGGCACAGCCAGCCGTTGCCGAAGCCAGCAATCGTCTACAAAACATTAAAAATAAGAACGACAAGAAGGACTGGAAAAAGGGCAAAAACTTACCACCACAGCCACGCATGTTCGGCAATATAGGAAAGAACATGCTCGGTGGCTCTCCCTTTGATTGATTAATATTCTAATTACGAAAGTAGGAAAGTAACATGGCTAAAGGTCAAGACTCAGGATTAGACCCAAGTCGTAAAGTAACCCACGAAGCGCATATGGACAAGATGCATACTGAGTGGGCAACACGCATGGGAGTACCCAAGCAATGGGTAACCGGTCATAGCACCGCTAAGTTCAGCGGAAGTATTGCTGGGTTCACAGGTGCTAAAGGTGACGGAAACATCCATTTTACGTCTGAATCCACTGGTGGAGGAGCCACCGATAGTCATTCCATTCCTTTCAAACACCCCTATATGGATTCTGGGTCAGCCCACCATTTCAACAAATTCTTTGGCACGAACCCTAATAACCCAAGTGCAGGTGCAAAGTGGGTAGCCGAGGGCAGGATGGCTCCAAACGGTATTCGTGCAGATTCCGGTCAATCAATGCATTGGACTCTTCGTCCCCATAACCCACAACTGGATGACTGATAACCATGCCCTCCCCCAGTGGACCACAGTTTGCTCAACCCCTACAGCCCCAAGAGTTGACCCAATCTTCCAGCAACCCATTTCAAGTTAAATCTCCCCGTGATCTTGAATGGTCTATGTCAGATCAGGGTGGTATGAGCACCAGCCAAAAGTGGGAAAAGGGTATTACTGACCAATCTATGAAGGGCAACCAAGGTTACTTGCGTCAACCCGGACCCACACTGCGAGACTGAACATGGCTAAAGGTCAAGACTCATCAAACCATCCGTCTCGTAAAGTGGACAGACCATCATTATCGCTGAGGGCACGGATGGAGTCATCCGATAATGCCAACCCACAAGGTATGGTACGACCTCGCCTCCCTGTCAGCAACCAAGTAAGTCGCATGGGTAAAACCATTGCTGAAGGAATAAAAGGGATGGTTTACGGTGGCAGTGTCACCCGAGGAGCAGAGGCTATGGACTCCACAGCAGTTGGTGGTACTCCGTACACAGAACCAGATCCAGCCCCTCCGATGGGTATGAAACGACCGGTTATCAAAACTAAGAAGAACTGATATGACTATCAAGCCTGACTTGAGGCTGATTAGCGAAGATGGCACTCCGCAAGGTCACCACTACCCCCTCTCTATGGATGACCACCCTGCACGGTTCTTCCGATACAAGGACGCTTCTAACTTTTACGATCTAACAACCAACCCGAAGGATGGCGACAATGGCTAAACCATGGCAATCCCGTCAGGAGATGTTGGTTGATATCGCCCTTGAAACCGCTATCAGTGACCCTGAGACCATACGTCAAATTCGCCCTGCTGTTCCACAACAGTTGTTTCCCCAATCCAGAGGGATGATCAAACAGGAACCAACCTTGGACAGCATCTTTAATATGTCTCGCTATGGGGTATCATATAGGTCGTGGGTATCGGGTATGCCCGTCATGCAAAATTACTTTAATCAAGGTGAGTTCTCCGGTTCCGGTCGGTACTCCATGAACAGTCTGGGAGGTGCATAATGGCTCAACCACAAGGAGGAATGAGTTCCTTCCAATTCAAAGACCCATTTGACCTTCTTAGCGATCTCCATAATGCTCGCTTTCAGTTCATGTACAAAAACGAGTTTGCTCGTGGAAGTCGCCCCAACTTCAATGACGTTGGTGGCGGTGGCGTTAACTTGCCAGCATCGGAAGCCCGTACTCGTCTTCCTGTCAACGCCCCCATGTCCGAGATGGTTCGCCGTGCCCCAATTCGTGGTGGGCTTCCTGCCCCACGCCAACTCACTGCCCCACAGAACTTTGGGACACCACCTGTAGAAGGTGGAGAAGAAGATCGCATGGGGGCCACTGTCGGACCTCTTGCCAAAGAGGGCATTCCTCTAGCACAAAAGTTGTACGGTAACTACAAATTTAACAAGCAGTATGGTGCAGACGTTCAACGCCTAAGTGATCTTGATAAACAACAGGCGCAGGTTGGTCAGCAATATGACAACCTTAAAGAAACAATAGAAATCAATAAGAACCTTGCTGGTATGCGTGAACAATCACGACAGTCACAAGCACAATTGCGCCAACAAGATATTGCATCACGGGTTCAGGGAAACCTCCCCAATGTGGTAGCCAGTGTTACTGGAGACAGAACCAACCCTGCCAATGTCCTTGAACCCACGGTTGCTTCTGCTAATCGTATGGCTATGGGTCGTCTCAATACCCTTGAGACACAAGCCGCCGCCGCAGAAGCCAACGCAAACCGCCCCAAAGGTAGTCGCACCATTCAGGACGTTGTCAATGAGCGCAACGCCGAAAGGTTTGCCGGTACACGCAGTAGGATCCCCACCGTCACCGATCCTTCAATAACCCCTGAAGGTTCTCCATACGGGATGCTTGGACCCACCGGTAAAGCAGGAAGCATGGGAGCACTACCATCCAATGTTTCTGATGCCAATCGTAAACTTCTTGAGAGCCTTGACGAGGCATATGCCAGTCAAGGTAGTGGTGGAGCACCTGCTCTACCTTCCCCTTCACAAATGCCTACCGCCCCCGGAGGGGGAGGAGGGTCATTCCCTTCTTTCCCAATCGTTCCTAACCCCAACCAACCACCAGCCGGTCCTTCTAGCCCGTTCCCCCAGCCCAAGCAATATGACAAGGGGACAAACACACAGGCTCTAGGCGGTGGACTAATCCCCCCTGCACCCTCTGCCCCACGACCGTCCCTCGCTGACCGTCGTCGTTCAAAAGGTCGGTTCCCCAGAAAATAGTCGTTACCAAACGACCGACATAGATATGGTAAAGTATTGATATGGCTAAAAATGTATATCGTTCAATGAATAAAGACCTTCGCCTCGGTGTAGACGATGGTGCTTTTAAGAGTCTTGCCCCTGATCGTGGTGGAGATGTGGACATGCAGAATATCCATGAGCGAGCCACCCTTCTCCAGCCTCAGTACAACATTAGTGATCTGAAGATGGGTGTCATCCAGACAGCACCATACAACTGATCTAGACTATTCGTAACACTTACAAGGAGCACAACATGCCTAGACTTCTAGCCTGCCGTTCATGCGGTACCATGTACAAAATGCGTGACTACACAGGGTCACCTGACTACGACATGGAACTTCAGGAACTGATCAACCGTCACCTTGGTCAGGCTCAGGATAAGAATCCTGATTCCCATCAGTCCCTTATCTTCCGTGTGGACGAAGCCACATGGGAGAAACTTGGTGATGAGACAGCCGTTCAGAAGGAACTCCTGAAGAACGAGTGGGCGGTACGGGAACTCCGTGACGATCTCAAGGTTGAAGCCCTGAAGTGCTTCCAACGCCATGGTGCTCCTAAGGGTATGTGCATTGACTATGAGAACGAAGAGAAGACCATCGGTCGTAAGATTGGCGTTCCCAAGGAAAACCGCCAATACCTTTGCCACTACTGCCCAGCATCTGCTTTCGTAACTCACAAGAACCGCCTTGCCAAAGGGATGTATGACGGGTGATTCTGTTCAACTTCTCCGTACTGGCTCGCCCTGCTGAGACACTCGCTCTACGCCAGCCTGATCCTGACGGACGCAAGATATGGAATGCCCTATTTGATAACTCCATAGGGCGTATGTGCGTCATTATCAATGAAGACTACGAACGTCCGATCATTGAGCACTGGCTAAAGAAGGAGGGGTTCAAGCCTTCCTTCTATGAGATCCTTGATGAACCAAGCCCCAACTTGAGGGCTGAGAAGGTTCACCGAATCTCTGCTGTCTTTGGAAAGGTTGATTGGTACATTGACAATGACCCCCGTACCTGCGCCGAAACCTTGAGACTGGGCATTCCTACTCTCCTAGTTGCCTGCCCGTACATCATCCGACCGGAATGGGACGGTGGGCGTGTCATCAAAGAATGGGATACCATGGTTGAGGAAATGGACAATCAGGCAGTAAAGATGGCTGAGAAAGCGTGGAGAGAAGAATGAGAATCTTTCTAGGTGGAGCCGAGAAAGGCACCCACAGAAACCTCCTGATTGCTAACAACGTACAAAGAATGGGTGTCAATGTCACTCATCTCCCTGTTCCCAAACGGAAAGAGTTTGACCCTTCTGTTGTGTTCGCTGGAGCGGAACTGCTGGTCTACACCAGTGAAGGTGACGAGAACCTGACGGGGTACACGGACTTTGTGCGTGAGTACGCCGACCATTTGACCTATGTAATTGGTCGCCCCGACATGGACGGCGAATGGCTTGGAGACAAGTACATCCCAGTTTGGAACGCCGGTGACGATTTAGAGCGTCTCGCTTGGATATGCCAGCGATATGGGCGTGTTGCTATATCTGATAAGGCTATTGATACTAAAACTCTTCCTCGCATTCGTTCGCTTTCAAACCGCTGGGACACCAAGTTGTTCGGTTTAACAAGTAAACCTGACATCATTGAAGCCCTGCCGTGGGAGGTCGTGGTCGTCGGATCATGGACATCTGCTATCCGGTACGGCGAGACTCAGGTATGGGATGGTCATGGTCTACGGCGGTACCCAGCCCAGCAGAAAGAGTCATCACGCAAGAAGCATCGCCCCGACATCATGCGCCTCGGAGTGGACTACGAAGCCGTTATGGAGGACAGTGTTGACGCTGTGGGAACCCTTGCAATCCGCTCGTGGTTGCAGTGGGAGGAGCGTACATTTGGGGGCTATGACCCATCCCCAACGGATGATGAGAATGAGTTTGTAAACTCTGAAGATGGGGAAATAGTTAATATATCCCCCTCAACCCCAAGTGGGCTTTCTATGGTTCCGAAGGGTACAAATGTTGATATACCCCCAGTACAAAAGAGGCACGACAGTGACCGTATGTTGCTACCGGTTATGGGTATTGAACACCTGCT